TCTCTAATCATAACAGGAATATAAAATAGTATCATTGCACCAAAAACAACTCCTAGTATTACTTCATAATATTGGCCATAGAAACGATCCATGTCGCCATTATAAAAATTATTAATAGTTGTTTCATTTTTTTCCTTGTATATATTTACTATACTACTTATTATTTCTAAAGTCAAGTATTTTTTGCTAAAATGCTAAATACTTAGGTTTAGGCGGAGTACCAAAACAATATGACACAATTAATTGACCCGACGGAATTTTCAACAGTGGTTAAGCGTCTTCGTTCCTTTTTCGATAATCTAAATTTTCAAGAAGTACATACCCAAAACAGATTAAGCATATTAGCCGCTTGTGAGGATCCAACTACAGTTGCGACTTACAATTACAACGGCAAGATATGGCCACTACCTCAAACAGGTCAAATGTGGCTTGAATATGAATTACTAACAAAACCTGATTTACCAGGTTGTTATTGTGTTAGTACAAGTTATAGACAAGAACAAAATCCCACAGAAGGTAGACACGAACTTATTTTTCCAATGTTCGAATTTGAGGCACCAGGTGAGTTTCCAAACTTACTTAAAATGGAAAGTGATTTATTAACACATTTAGGCTTTAAAACTGATCACGGTAGAGCACCATACGAAGGATTAGATTTCCCGGGTGGAAATTATATGAGTATGGTTGCACATTATGCGGCCGAAAATAATGAATTAACAGATTTCCACGAAGGTAGAATGTATGCGGAATACGGTGACGTATTTTTCTTAACTCATTTTCCTGAATCAACAAGTCCATTTTGGAACATGAAAATGGATGGAATGACAAGTACAGGAAAAGACCGACAGGCTAACAAATGCGATGTCATCATAGGTGGCATGGAAACAATAGGTAGTGCTGAACGATCTAGTGATGTAGAAGAAATGAAACATCAATTCCATACAATATCAGATGGTGGGTATGCCAGTTTATTGTATGATCTCTTTGGTAAAGAAAGAGTAGAAGCAGAACTTGAAGAATTTTTATCTTATGATTTTAAACCTCGTTATGGAGGAGGAATAGGAATAACACGTTTGATTGCAGGTATGAAAAAAGCGGAATTACTTTGAAATATGATTATGATAAAAACTTTTATAAAAAATATGGATTTGCTAGTTGCTTTGAATGCGACGAAACATTTACAGACCTCGATGAACTTGCAGAGCATCAAGAGGAACATCTTATAAAAGAAACGGACTCTGGGGTGACGAAACGGTAGACGTGGTACGTTGTTTGCGTATTGTCCCTTTGCAGAGGGGCGTGTAGGTTCGATTCCTACCCCCAGAGCCAGTTTAGTTTAGACAACCTATTTATCATCTTTATGCCATTTTAGGTGAGGTTTGCACGTAACATAAGCAGTCCCAACATGTTTTATTGCATATCGTTTCATTATAGATTCAATATCATAATGATTACGACTATATACATCTAAAAGTTCAAAGGATGGATGTTTATCAAAATATTCCCAACATTCTTCTTCATCTTCAAAATATTCATCATTAAGTCCAAATGTTACACCTGGTGGTTCTGTTAATCGACCCTTTGAATCAAATGTTGGTGGTAATGAAATCCATACTGTATTAATGAGAAATATTATACCAATCCAGTTCATTATACTACTCCTTGTTCTATCAAAAGATGTCTTGGAAATTCTTCTATATACATTTTTACTTTGTCTCCCGATTTTAAGTATTCTTTACTATCAGTAACTATATTTCGTTCCATAAAACAACCAAACCCGTCGTTAATATCGCTTGAGCTTACAGTCCCGCTTCCGATTAATGTGCCTTTACTTAATTCTCTAGTTTTTGCGGCATGAGCTATTAATTGAGCAAAATCAAAATGCATTTCTTTTGATGTATTAATTTTACCTATTTGTTCGCCGTTAACTTCAACAATCATAGTAGCATGAAATTTATTATCATGCCAAATCTCATCTTCTAATGCTATAACTGGTATGCTCCATTTTCCTAATGCACTATGCGGTTTTCCTTGTAAAAAACCAAATCCAGTTTGCACTTCTTTTGCACAAAAAGTACGAAGACTAATATCATTAATAATGGTAATATATTTAATTCGTTTTCCTGCATCTTCAACACTTGTTCCCATTGGAACAGTATCTACTATTGCACCAATTTCGGCTTCAAAGTCAATTTTATATTCATAAGGAAACGCAGGAATATTAGCACACCAAGGTAGAAATTTGTCACTTACTGCTTGATACATTAATGGTATAGTATATGCAGATTCATCTAATGTTTCGCCTCTTGCACCTCGTATTCGTTCCATGTGACTAAGATATGCACTACCATCACAAAATTGTGTAAGGGGAAGTGTCATTGTCATCCATGATCCTTGTATCAATTGTAATACCTTTGGATGTCCTCTAAGTGTTTCGCTTTCGATAAGCCATGGTTCATGTGGTTCCATATATTTCTCCAAACTTACCATTAATGAAATTATCAAATGGTAAGTCCTCTTGCTTTATAAAACCGGAAGATAATTTATTATCTTTTAACATACATAAAACTTCTGCAACTCCGCTTGCTGTTGCTCGTTCAATTGCTGTCATGTTATTTTTTCCGTATATTTTGCATACCCAATTTTTTTCTGTTATACTATCATTAATATACCCAGTTGCTTTTGCAAAAAATATCACCACATCATCTGTTGTTGTAGGTACATTTTGATTAAAAATTTCATTTGCTAATTTCATATTATTTTTAAGTCCTAAATCCTCAAACATAAAACGCAAATAATCTACATGCCCTGGATATCTAATTGTTTTATAATCTAATTCATCTATTTTTAGCAAATACGTATCAGTTAATGTCCCAACTCCTCCTGATGTGTTAAATGCTTCGTATTCGATACCATTTATTATTATTTTTTCTAAGCCTTCAAGTGGTTTAACTTTTGCTTTTCCTCTATTAACAATAGCGTCACACATATTAACATATTCATTTAATAATCCAGCAGTATTCCAACTTAAATAATACGACATATTATTTGTAGGATACAAAGGTAAAGCACCCACTCTAAGTTTAAGTGATATAGGTTTTTCAAATTGCCTTGCTAAATGAGCTCCTATAATATTAATTGCTCCAGGAGCCAATCCACATTGAGGAATAATTGATACACTAGCATCTTTTGAATTTTCTCTAATCCAATTTGTTGTTTCAACATCTTCTGTTAAATCAATATAATGTTTTCCTTTTTTTAATGCAAGTTGAAATATATCTCTATTAAATTTATAATTAACTGCTGAAATAACAACATCAGAGTAATCTATAAACGAACCTAACATCTTTATATCAGAAGCATCAATAAAATCAACTATTGGTAAGTTAACTCCATAAGTTTCTGCCTCAACCCTAGAATCGCACAATTTGATATCAAAATCATCTTCTAATAAATCATTTATAGCAAGACCTATTCGTCCTGCACCGATAATAGCAAGTCTCATTTTTTCAGCTCCGTTGTGATTTCTAATCTTAAACCATTTGGATCAAAAAAGTAAATGCTATAAATCCAATCATCATGATTAGTAGGACCTATAACATCTACATTATAATCTTTTAATTTTTCATACCATTTATCTACATCTTCTTTTGTATCGACACGGAATGCAAAATGAACTATCCAATTATCACAATCAGTAGTTGTTCCTTTTCCATCCCCCATATCAAAAAAAGCGATATGGCTTCCTTCGTCCATTTTAAAAAATATATGTTCATACGGAGCATATTCTCCTGTACTAGGAACATAATCTTTTTTTATAGTATGTACATGTGGTAAATTTAAAATACCACTATAAAACTTTTTAGTCTCGTTAACATTAGCACATTTCCATGCATAATGATGTAATCCTCTAATGTCCATAATGGGCCCTTGTTATTCGCTCTTTATCTAATCGTTCTAAAAAATTATCAAGAGGCATATTTTTCATCGTCCCAATTATCTAATTCCTTCCAGCCTTCCCAGTTAGGAATACTTTTACGAATTACATTGGTTCGGGCTACAATCATTTCTGCGAGCCCAAAATCTGCGTGAACAAATGGGAAAATTGCGTGTACTTGAGAGAAGAATGCTATGTAGTAGTATATGGTTCCACATTTAAGTGCAACCCAGGCATGAAAAAAATAGTAACCCCATCCTGGTTTTCGTTTGGCGGCTTTTGCCGCATTTTGTAGATGATCTGTAAGAAACATATGTTACCCCGCTTTAATTATTAACGTGGTTTCCTATTATAGGTTTCCATATATATTTATTTTTTATACACAATGCTAGGTATTTACGCAGAAATTTTTAAATTTCTCGTAACCGGTTAAATTATATTATAATGGGGTAAATACTCAATGAGAAAAATGTCATAAAATTAAGCATTTTCGAAAGGAAAACAATGGAAAATTTCACAGACGTTGCTTATATTTTCAACACCTTTTTATTAGTTTTTAGCGGATGCCTCGTCATGTGGATGGCGGCAGGTTTTGCAATGCTAGAATCGGGATTAGTAAGGTCAAAAAATACTACAGCAATTTTAACAAAAAATATAACATTATATGCTTTGGCATGTATTATGTTTTATATAGTTGGCTATCAAATTATGTATGGTAACATAACAGATGGAGATCATTCTGGTATGAGTGATTTCTTTTTTCAGGTTGTGTTTGTAGCAACCGCGGCAAGTATAGTATCTGGAACACTTGCAGAACGTATTAAGTTTTGGCCCTTTATGGGAATGGTAGCAGTACTTTCAGCAATCATTTATCCTTTACAAGGTAATTGGACCTGGGGCGGCGGATGGCTATCTGAAATGGGTTTTAATGATTTCGCTGGCTCAACTATTGTACACTCCGTAGGTGGATGGTGTGCATTAGCAGGTGCAATTTTACTAGGTGCAAGACATGGTCGTTATAATGAAAATGGTTCACCAAATTTAATACCTCCAGCAAATTTACCATTAGCAACATTGGGTACATTTATATTATGGTTAGGTTGGTTTGGATTTAATGGCGGAAGTCAGTTAGCAATGGGCACAATAGCAGATGTAAATGCGGTAGCACAAATTATTGCAAATACAAACATTGCCGCCTGTGCTGGTGCATTAACAGCATTAATTGCAACACAACTTATCTATAAACGAGTAGATTTAACTATGGTACTTAACGGTGCGTTAGCAGGACTTGTAAGCATTACAGCAGGACCTGATTATCCTACAATGGAATTAGCAATGGCAATCGGCATGATAGGCGGATTATTAGTATTAGTTGCCGTTCCAATGTTTGATAAATTCAAAATCGATGACCCAGTTGGAGCACTATCAGTTCACCTAGTTGCAGGTGTTTGGGGTACTTTAGCAGTAGGAATATTTAAAGATGATGTATCTTTTGCTACCCAATTAACAGGTGTATCTATTATTGGTGCATTTGTTTTTGTGTCGTGTTTTGTTGTTTGGGTAGGATTAAAGTATACAGTAGGTATTCGACTTTCTCTTGAGCAAGAAATAGAAGGTGTAGATTCGGCTGAATTTAGTACGCCAGCATATTCACTTTCTAAAACTTCTGCAATATGGAAGGGCGAACAAACAGTAAGAGGAAAACTAGCAACAAATTAATATCTCGGGGCTCAACATTTCGATAAATATTAAGAATAAGGAATGATATATGCCCCGACTCAGCCTTTGGCGACAAGAAAAAACCAACGATTATAACTTTTTTGATTCAAACATTAGAGAACAATTTGAAGTGGGCGGGACTGCCTTTTTAGTACACAAATATTTAGGACCAGAAAATGTTGGTGAACAAAATGATCCAACCCAACCTAATCACTATGCATCAACAGATGGTGCGTCTGAAGTAACAATACAAGACATGTTATTAATGGAAAATAGGGATAGAAAATATGATCCTGATATTTATGAATTACGTGGTTTATATAATGTAAGTGATAATGATTTTGATCTTTCCCAATTTGGTTTCTTTTTAACAGCAGATAATTTATTTGTATCATTTCACATTAATGATATGATAGCAAAACTTGGCAGAAAACTAATGTCAGGTGATGTATTAGAATTACCACATTTACGTGATGATACATTGTTAGATCCAAGTTTAAATGGTATTAATAAATTTTATGTAGTTGAAGATGCTAATAGAGCATCAGAAGGATTTTCTCAATCTTGGTGGCCCCATATATGGCGTGTGAAAGTAGGTCCTATGACAGATACGCAAGAATTTCAGGATATCATGGAAACTGATACAGATGTTCTTAGTACATATGCATCTGAGATTGAAATATCTGATACAATTATTGAAGCCGCAGAACAAGAAAATAAAGGCATTTTAGATACTTCCCACTTATTTGATTATGATTCGATATCACCTGCAAGCGGAACACAATTTCCTGCTAATCCTGCTGAAGGCGACTTCTTTGTCCGGACTGATTTTACACCTAATAGGTTATATAAACGTGTCGAAACATTATGGACATATACAGCAGATTATAATCCAAATGATAACAGTTGGGAAGCAAGAACATTCTCCCAACGAAGATTTACAAATAATCCAGATACAATATCTATGCCTGGGGAAGATGTTAAATCTAAGCAAGGATTATCTAGTGTAATAAAACCAAAGAGTGATGTATAATGGACTTTTTTTACGATAAACAAACTCGTAGATATTTGCAACAATTTATGCGACTATTTGCAAATTTCCAAATCGAAATAGATAGAGAAACAGAAACATATAGAACTGTCCCTGTTAGATACGGTGATGCTAACCGTATGGCAATGCATATTTTAAAACAAAATTCAGAAAATGTAATAAATTCTGCACCATTTATTAGTTGTTGGATTCAAGCATTAGAGATAAGTCCAGAATCTAGACGAGCACCTATGGAAGTAGATAAAGTACAAGTATTTGAAAAAAAGTTTAACTATACAACCAATCAATATGATAATGAATTAGGTAACACATATCAAATTGAACGACACATGCCTGTTCCGTATAATCTAACAATGCAGGTTGATATATGGACAAGTAATAGTGATCAAAAATTTCAATTATTAGAACAAATTTTAACTTTATATAATCCTTCTGTTGATATTAATGCTACAGATAATCCATTTGATTGGACAAGATTATCTATTGTAGAATTAACTAGTGTTCAATGGACAAATAGATCTATACCAACTGGTGTTGAAGACACCATAGATATTGCAACATTAATGTTTAAAATGCCTATACATTTAACAGTTCCAGCAAAAGTAACAAAACAAAAACTTATACATCAAATTATTTCTTCTGTTGTTACTGCAAAATCATCAGCAGAAATGGAACTATTTAGTAGTACTGGTTCTATTCCGGGTGCAGATTCTAGTTATATGGTAACAACATATGGTGATAAGGTTGTTAACTTGACAGGCAATTTATTAACATTATTAGATAAAGATGGATCTGTTACAACCGATACTTGGGAAGATTTATTCCTAGAACGAGGTGCTGACTTTAGAACAGGAGTTAGTCAAATTAAATTAATGGATGCTTTAGTAGAAAGTGAAGCAAATTTTCAAGTATATGGTACTTTATCTGAGCCAACAGGTCCACAACTTACAGCAACTATAGATACAGATACTTTACCTTCAAACTCAGCAGATACTGCTACAGTAGATGCTATTATAGATCCGACAGTTGCTTATCCCGGAGACGGTACCTTACCAGCGGCGGCCGATGGTCAACGATATTTGGTGTTAAATGAGGTACCAGTTGGTACTCCTTGGCCAGGAGGCACAGGAACCGGAACTATAGGCGAAGAATGGCAGTCATTAGGTCAGACTGTCGTAGGGGTGCATTTAAATGATGTTGCTTACTATAATGGTTTATTTGTAAGCGTCGGCATGGATGGTAAAATTCAAAGTTCACCAGGGCATGGAGAAGCATGGACTGAAAGAACTTCAGGCACAACTGAGTCCATATATGGTATTACATATGGAAATGATCAATGGATTGCGGTAGGAAATAATGCAACTATTCTTACATCACCTGATGCAATTACTTGGACTCCTCAAACGCCCCCAAATGCATTTACAAATCAACTCAGAGCTGTTACATGGGGCAATAACCAATATGTTGTAGTAGGTGCCGGTGGAGCTCTTATTACTTCCCCCGATGGTATAACGTGGACAGAACAATCTACACCAATTACAGTAATAATATTTGATGTTATTTGGGTAGATAGTTTATATGTTTTTGTAACTTGGAATGGTAAAATTTATACTTCTCCTGATGCAGGTGCCTGGACTCCAAGAACCTCTGGATCTTCAGAACATCTTAGAGGAATAGCATATGGAAATGGTACATTTGTTGTTACAGGAGTAAATGATACTATTCTTACATCAGTTGATGGAATCACTTGGACTTCAAGGAATTCAGGAATAACAGACGGATTTTATGAAGTTGTTTTTGGGAATGGCGTTTTTGTTACCGCAGGATCCAACGGAGTTATTGCTACTTCATCAAATAACGGAGCGTCTTGGACACAACAAACATCGCCTACAGAAAAACATATATATGGTTTAGCATTTGGCGGGCATACATTTATTGGTGTGGCACATAATGCACATATTGTTACTTCAGATATTCATGGAACCCATGGCAATAAGTATGATATAATAGAGTATAACCAAACTTCCTCTGAGTGGGCTATAGACTTTGATTCAAGTACCGCTTATATAGGTTGTCCTACTAACGAACATACAGTTAAATCTACATGCGAAACCGCAGGACATACATGGGGATCTGTAAAATTTACACAAAATGCACAAGATAGTAAAAAATGGAAATGGAATGGTACAGAATGGATTAGTGCAATTGAAGCAAACTATCCAGCCGGCTATTGGAGATTATATTTATGATTAGCGGAGTAGGCGCTATCTTTTTGTCTTTACCTACTAGCAGAATATTACTTCAAATGCGATCAAAAAATGTCAGTCATCCTGGCACTTGGGCATTTTGGGGTGGTAAAGCAGAAAAAGACGAACAGCCATTAGAAACATTAGAACGAGAATTAGAAGAAGAAATGGGAAAACTTCCCACTTCCCATAAAATATATCCTTTACATATATTTGAATCAGAAAATGGATTTGATTACAAGACATTTGTTATTGCTTGTTATGACGAATTTGTTCCTATATTAAATAGAGAATCTAGCGGATATTGTTGGGTAGATATAGGTAATTGGCCTAAGCCGTTACATTCAGGTGCTAAACTAGTTTTTTATGATAAATCAGCCATTAAAAAAATACAAACTATAGCAACAAATGCACAAAAATTAGCCGCTTAATAATTTATTGATACAAATATCTTATTACTACTATACCCGAACCACCTGTAGTACTAGCACCACCGCCTCCACCGCCTCCAGTGTTAGCAGTACCATTTGTGTCAGAATCACCTCCGCCTCCTAGTCCTCCAGATTCTGGTGTCTGGGGCATACCCAGTGGTAAAGTGCCTTTACTTGCACCACCACCACCATAATATTGGTTACTTCCTGTTTGGAAGAGATTTTGGATACCTATACCACCAGGTGAAGCTTGTTCATTCCAAGGGCCGCCGGTATAATTTGGTCCATCCAGAAAGGCGGCATATCCTTTACTACCTGCACCTCCACCAGAACCACTACTGCTATGTCCAGTACCTGAGGTTGCCCCGCCACCTGGATTTCCGTATCCTGTGCCTCCTCCTTGTGATCCTAATGATAATTGAGTTGCTTCACCACGATAAGGAACATATGAATTAGATGGGCATCCTCCTCCAGAGCCACCATCTGCTCCATTCGCGGCGCCACCGCCACCACCGCCACCTTTAGCAACTATATCTATAAATGTACTATCGACTCCATTGCCGTTGGGAGGAGTGTATGTGCTACCAGTGCCACCTGCACCTATAGTGACTGTATATTGCTGAGCAGTGACTGCTTTATTTGAACAAACAACAACACCGCCGGCTCCTCCGCCACCGCCCCAGTCTGAACCACCAGTACCGCCTCCGCCACCGGCAACTACTAGAACATCTATAGTTCCAGCCCTATCAGGTTGAAAAGCACCAGAGCTGGTAAATGTGTGAACTTTATAATTGCCATAAGTAGTCGCAGTTCCTCCAGTAGCCGCCATTGGTCCAATAGTTATAGTTCCAGTAGAAGCGATTGAGAGGTTGTCTAATGCATCTGTCGCATAAACTTTGTATGTACCATCTGCCAGTCCTGTTGCCATCAGGTTGGTGTTGGTATTGGCAGAGCTGATGGCAACACTATTCCACTGGTTGTCCGCAGACCCTGTGATACTAGCAAGATCGCTGACCGTTATGGCTGTGTTGACCAGGTATGCTGTGCCGGTCTCCGTGCTCTGTACAACGGCAAAGCCGGAATTACTAATGGTAGCGGTGGTCACACTTACCGTGGGTTCTGTCATGTCGACCGTCACGCTGTTGCTCGAGGCGCTGGAGAGGTTGCCTACGGCATCCACTGCATAAACTTTGTAGGTACCATCGATAAGCCCAGCGGCAGCTAAATTAGTATTGGTATTTGCTAAGATGATAGGAACACTATTCCATTCATTGCTTGCGGAATTAGTAATACTTGCTTGACTAACAACCGTAACATTAGTATGAACTAGGTAGGCCGTGCCAGTCTCTGTGCTCTGTACCACGGCATTGCCTGAGGTGGTTATAGTGGCAGTGGTGACGCTGGCTATTGGCCCTGTGGTGTCTACTGTCACGCTATTAATAGAAGCAATTGAAATGGTACCTGCGGCGTTCACTGCATAAACTTTGTAGGTGCCGTCCGCAAGTCCAGTGGCTGGTAAGTTGGTGTTAGTATCGGCAGTGGTAATAGCAACACTATTCCACTGATCATCTGCGGCACCTGTAATGTGGCTTTCTAAGAATAAAGGTGAAACTGTTGTATTAACTAGGTAAGCCGTACCTATTGCGGTACTTTGTACAATAGCATAACCGATAGTATGTATAGTTTGACCGTAACTGGTACTAGCAATTGGAGCAGAAGATAGGAAATCCATACCAATTATAGAAGCATACCAAGTTGATCCATTATCATATGAAGTAAATTTAAAAAGGTCTTCTTTATTATTCCCTGAAGTTATAATAGGTGGATCAATTCCACTTAATGAACCATCTCCAAAATTAGTTGGCCATTTAATGTTAGCCATTCCGGACCATATAAACGTTCTATCTACTGTACCTTGAATGACTTTCATATAAAAACTAGATATTGTATTAGCGGTTGAATTTGTATTGTTTATTAAAAAATATTCTATATTTTGTGTAAGACCATCAAGTTCTACTTCAAAATGACTACCAGTTGCTAAATCTATAGTTAAAGTATTTCCATTTATAACTGTTGTTCCTTTTCTTTCAAGAATATTTTTTTCAATAAATAAATTTTGCTTAACTGTTACATCACCGCTATTATCTACTACAAAAACATCAGTTGAACTATTTTGTAATTTCATAATATTAGCAGATGATGAATTATTAACTATTAATGCATCATTAAGACCACCATTGGTAATTGTTACTTTATCAGTAACAGTTAATACATTGTTTAATACTGTCGAATTCTCAACAATTAATGTATCTTCTATTACTACATCATCGAACGTTTGAAGGGATGGCCATTGAATTGTTTTAGATACAAGATTTAAAGTATCAGCCAATTTATAACCAGTTACAGAACCATCTAATATTTTTGCACTATCTATACAATTATCAGGAACAGTAAAATTAGGATTTGATACATTAAAAGAGCCTGCACCATTTATTGCAGTTAAAATATCTCCTGGATTTAAAATAATTGTTTTTCCAACAAATGAAAGAGTTGTATCTATTTTAGCTGATGTAATACAAAAATCTTGTAAATGATCTGCAGTTACAGAATAATTTGCTAAGGTATTATCATCTACCGGACCTGTTACTGCTCCATCTAATGTAATACCAGCTATTTGTATTTGAGTTAAATTAAAATTACCTGTTCCATCTGATTCTAAAAACGTATTAACTCCGGGCCCAGGATCAGTTAAGTTGTTTATTTTCACTTGGTCGTATCCTACCGACGAAGTTGGAGGATCTACATTATCAAAAACTAAGACAGCATCTTGAGCTCCTATTTTAAATTCAAATTTATCACTTGTTTCATTCCACATAATAGTGGCTTTATCTTGACCTGGGCCTCTATGAATTTCTATACCTGCGGCTCCGGCAGTTACTCCGACTCCGCTTTCTTCGTCATTAATTACTATTATGTTATCTTTAACTAATAAATTTTGAGTATCTACTTCAGTTGTTGTGCCTGTTATGTGTAGATCTCCTGTTATTGTTAAATTGGTTAATGAGTTATCGGTAGGATAAGTTATCGTTTTTGTAGATAAATCTAATGTTGTATTTAATTTTACTGCCGTTATTGTACCATCTGCTATGTTACCATCTGCTATAGTTAAATTTTCGATCATTGCTGACGTAACAGTTTCGTCTGCTATATGACCAGCAGGTATAACACCTGATAATGCGGCATATGTAATAGGATAAGTACCAGGTGCGGCCCATTGTAATACTCCAGCAGATGATATTTGTAAAAATTTATCATCATCTGCAGGGGAGGTAAATGTTATATTTAATTCTCTATGACCTATTAAATCTTGAGGTAATGTTATTGTGTGCGATGAAATATCTAATGTTGTGTTTATTTTATCTGCTGAAATTGCTCCAATTCCTATATCTTCTCCAAGTATAGTTGTCCCAGCAATTTTTGCACTTGTTATTGATCCATCAACAATAGATCCCCCTGGTAATTTTGTTAACGCCATTATGCAAATATCCTCCAGGTAGTACCATTATATACTAAACCAAAATAAGTACGTTCATAATTAACTACTAAATCGTCTGCTACATCCATTATTGTACTACCATTTCGATCAACAATTAATGGGTATCCACCAAAATTTCCGCCACCATCTACTATAGTAACAGCATCATTTTGATTAGGACTAGCAGGTAATTTCATAGTAACTGGTGCATTTGTTGTATCGATTTGGACTGCTTGGCCAGCATATGATGTAAATGGAGAATCTGTATCATTTTTATATTCAAATCCTCCAGGATCAACAGCGGCAAAACTTAGTGCTCCGGCACCATCTGTGGTTAATGCCTGTCCATATGTTCCGTCTGTTACAGCAAGTTCATCTATTCCTATAGAATTTTGATTTACAGTTGTAATATTAATTGGAGATGCTTCAATATATTTGCATAAAATTTTTGCATCTAAAATTGGTGCTCCTGTAAATACAACTTTTGAACCATCATTACTGACACCATATGCCGCAATAGGTTCTTGTGTTAATCCATCTATAGATACAAATAATTGTTTTACATCCATTACAGTAAAAGTAAGATTAAATTCGGTTTCGGCACCAGTTCCGGTAAAAACATCTTGTTGTACTTCTGCTGTATCAACGCTTCTTTTCTTTAAAAATTTCATGTTGTCTCTCTAACTATCCAATAATCGCTAAATCTAGTAGATTCAAAATACACAAGTTCGTATTGGACACCCATAGTAGCTACAGTCCACTGTCCACCTGGTTGATTTTGGCCCATCACTACTCCACCATTTGTGTTTATAAGCCAATTATTAGTATTAGCTGTTTCGGTTGCATCAAGAAGTACTATTTTATCACCCGTTTTTGCAGTACTAGGTAAACTTAAATGCATCGGAAGTCCAGTTAATGCTCCAGAATCTATCATATAATTAGTATTAACTTCTAATTGATAATAATCTGTTATAACTTCTATCCAACCTTCAACAATAGTACCAGGTAATGTTAAATTTGTTCCATCATAAAAATAACCAATTTCTATATTTTCAGCTATATTAAAAATATATATAGCATTCATTCCTTGGGTATTAATAGTAAACTGATTAACTGTATCGATATCTGCTGTAATTGTACCTGTTAATTCGCCTGTAGCACTATTTAAAGCCAGTCCGTCGGGTAACGCTCCATCTGTAACAACATATGAAGTAGGTTCTGCTTCTAAATGTTGGTATCCAATAATAAAATTTGTATTTGTATCTATCCAACACATACCTAAATGGAGATCTATTACATCATTTTGTTTTACATTAATTGTTTGAGTAGCAGTAGACATAAACCATGGTGCTCCTCCACTTGTTAAATTGGGAACCATTAATTCCTTTTCAACATACCAATTAAATAATATATTTTGACTTGTGTCCTTTATAGGTAGATAATCTCGTATAGGCTGATCTGCTATTAAATCATATACTCCAAGCATACCCACAGTACCAATATTATCTACATCTATGTCTAGTAATAAACCATCACGCCAATGTAAATCGTCCCATATGCCATTACCATTTCCATATTGTGCCGCATTATATGTTACATTTGGATTTGCATTTGTGTCAACTCCTAAAGAATTTGTACCAGATAAATTTGCTACTTTTAATCCATCTCCGTCTGATGAAAAATTATCCGTAGCACTTGCGGTTGCTTTAAATACTACCCAACCATCTAATGCTGATACATTATCTGTAACTGTACTAGTTGTAGCAATATTCATATTTTCTATTTTTCCGAAATAAATTCCTGATGCATTTCCTTGTGTAAGCCATCTACTATTCCACACACCCGTTATTATACCAGCTGGTATATCAAATGGTTGTCCATCTACCCAATTAGCCGGATAAGAATCTATACCTGTTAACCATACTCGACAAAGTGTACCGGCAGTATTTACTGCGGCTGATAATACTTGAAGTTGCGTTGTGCCATTATTTGCAATATTTGCGTCAACTGCATCAACAACAGGAGTACCCGTCGCTGGAGCGACAAGAGTAGTTCCACCAGTTGGATCACCAGGTGCTAAATCTAAATAACCAAAAAATCTATATGCTACTCGATGAGCATAACCATGAAGAAATGGAACTCCAATGGCTCCTGCATCAGTTTTAACAGTTTCGTCAAATATAAAATAATCTCTTCTTGCTATTTTCATTTGATTACCATTATTTGATGGACTATGTGCCAATTCATCAGCATCAGTTGTATTTGTTTTTACACCATATAGATATGGACTCAATCTAATAGCAACTAAATTGCTACCGTTTAATGCTTGTATATTATCATTTTTTTGTACATTCGGACTATTTAAATATTTTATAGCATTTAATATTGGCCATTGTTGTTCATGTGGGTAAGTATAATCTATTAAATTTTGATAATCATGTGTTCTACTAGAAGAACTCAATAAAAATGCTTTTGTAAGACCAACAGCCTCATTAGGTACTTGTTGTTGACGAAGGCATGCCGCACCTGCAACAATAGGCGAAGAAAATGATGTACCTGATGCAGATGTTAAATATGTTCCATTAGAAAGAAATTCATTAGCATTCCAATGTTTAACAACTAAATTTTTTCCCGGAGCACTTATTTGTACTGAATTACCGTAATTAGAAAAATTTGATAATTGTAAGTTATACCATCCATTACCATTTCTAGGATCTCCTGCATGTCCTGCCATTTCTACATATTCTAATGCACCTACACCTAATTTATCTTGACCTATACCGCTTAAATTCCATGGATCAGTAGGTATTACTCCGCCTGTTCTTGGTCCTGTTACGAAAGATGCTTGAACAGGCCCGTGTGGTATTTGGTCATTTACATTATTATTAATACCATTGCCTGCAGATCGACAAATAAAAATTTCATTACTGCCCATAATTTTTTCATGATCATCTAGCAGTTCATTTATAGTATCGCCTATATCCTCATTTATATTAATTTCACATGGAGATCTATAAAAACTAACTCCTATAGATATATTTGCAATACTCGGTCGCCCGTTGCCTTTAGTTTGAACATGATTAATAATTGCATCCATTCCTAATTCTAAATCTGATAACCAACCTGAATTAGACCCAACACCCGTTGCATCCATTACTTTTGCTGACCATATATATGATTTTTTAGCCATTCCTGCTAATTTTCCTGCGGCAAACATAGCACAATATGTACCATGTCCTTGTGTATCTTCATTTTGCCAACCACCACCGCCAACTCCTGAACCTGAACCTATATTTAACGCCGGTAGACCTTGATGCATTACACGATATTGATCATTCTGTGGTGAACCATTATCAGCTTGAGGATCTTCAAATTCAGGATGCATTATACCAAGTACATCGGGCACCCCTTTTGCATTTGCGGCGGCTCCACCATTTGTTTGTAAACATGCACCAGCAACACCCGAATCTAAAATATAAAGATCAACATTAGTTCCGTCATTTACATAGGTATATGTAGGATTATAATAATAATCTGGTCTAGGTCGTTGTGATGACGCTGGTAAATGCCAATACCACCAATCCTTATTACCATCATTAAATGCTAAAGTACTTTGGGTTGATTCCCCTCCAACGCTTTGACCAAATGTTTCGCTATTTGTTGGTTGACTTTGTGCTTGAACTGTATCAAAAATATCAACATCTGTACAAACAGTTCCTTGATCAGGCACAATTGCTTTTATATCAGCATCTGCTAACCAAGCATCTACTTGTTCTTGAGTAGGATCTTCAACATGTATAGTTTTAAGATTTAATAAAACAGTTCCGGTTATACCTAAACGATCTGCAACGGCTTGAGTATCAATAACAGTATTATATAAGTTTATAATATATTTCATTGTGCTACCTCAACTGTATTAACTACTGCCATCCAACGAAGGGTATGGCCGGTCTTTCCTTTACATCTAAGTCTCATTGTATTAGTAGCATCAGCATCAACATCTAATATTACATCGTATGCACTATCAGTATAGCCTATTCTTGTTTTATTAACTGTTCCTAACAGAGTTAATACTCCTGCTGTATTTCTAAAACATGCCTCAAATTTAAAAGATGCTCCTCCTAAGGTTGCTGTTTTTGTACCTGTAACCAATACTTCTACAGTATTAATTGAATTATTTTGAAAATCTAATCTTGAATTAACAACCCCACCTATAAAAATTTCATTTTGATTACCATCTGAGGTTAATCCTCTATAAACATATTTTCCACTTTTGCTATCGCCATCAATACCAAAATTTCCATTTGTATAATATATAGTACCTTCTCTAATATTAGTAAATGCAAAACTTGCAGAGCCATTTGTGGTTAATGCATAACCTGCTGTACTGTCTGTTATACTTAAATCAGTTAACACAGACGGCACATTTGATTGTTTTGCTACTTCTGCCCATGCAGTATTATGCGAATAATATATATTTCCTGTATCATCTGCGATAGCAAACATACCGTCATATGTTGTAGCACTAGGCAACCCTGCTAAATCAGGAAATGTATTGCCAAAATATATTTTACCTGTAGTAATTATATTAGCAGTACCTATTTCTAAATGACCAGTACCATCGGGTGTAATAACAATATTTCCATCAGTTGTAGATGTGAATATAGTTCTTGTTTGTACATCTAAATTACCACCTAATTGTGGCGTTAAATCGTCTGCAATATCTTGCAACCCTGCTCCACCACCACCACCAGATGCTTGATCTATCCATTGTGTACCCGATCCAGTTGACGATAACACTTGTCCTGATGTTCCGTAATTTACTGGTGTATCGGAAAGTCCGGTTAATGCAGTAATACCTGTTGTTTCGTCTGAATTAATCCAATTTGTGCCATTCCATCGTAAAATTTGAGTATTTGTTGCAGATGTTATTGTAACATCACTTAATGTGTTTATACCAAAAGCAGAAATGCTAGTTAAATATCCAGCCGAAGAATGATCTCCCCAACTATATGCTGTATCCCAATTGGCAGAACTATCTGTAACTATGCTATAACTTCCAGCAGACGAACCCCGTTTCATTAATCCTTCTGAGGTAAAATCTATATCGTCTAAATATGTTTTGGTGCCTAAAACAGTATTAACTCTTGCATCTGTATAATATAAATTAGTTGATCCTTCACTTATATCATCGGTATCTGCACTAAAAGATAAAACACTATTTACTTTATCCCAACTTAAAGGAAGACTTGCAGTTAAATCTCTAAAATCTATACCAGTTGCATTTGAATTTACTCTTGCAAAAAAGTTTGCTTTACCTGTATAATTAGCAGGAGTATCAGATAATCCTATAATTGTTGTAGCACCTGTTGCAGTTTTTTCACCAATGACCCATGTACCGTTACTATATTCTAATATTTTTCCATTAGATGCATTAGAGGTATTAGTATCTGACAACCCTGATAAAGTTGTTCCTGAGGTTGATGTTGCAGGTACCCATTTGCTTCCATTCCATGCTAATACTTGATTTTGAATTGGCCCAGTTGTTGTGGTGTCAACATCACTTAGAGAATTAATATTACTTTGATTTGTTAAATAACCGGTAAGTGCATGGTCGCCCCATCCAAATGCTGTATCCCAACTTGTTATTTTAGCTGTGGTTACAGCAAATGCATCATGAGCAGTAAAAATAGGATCTGTTTCAGCAGGAGCAGAATATGAATTTACAATTGTTAGTGTATCAGTTGATGCATTTGTGGTAAGAGTAATATTAGCACCTGCAGAGAATGTTAGTGTATCAGAGGAAAGTTCAGCAAGTATGTTATCTTGTCCTGCTACAGATATTGTTGTAAAAGCATTAGAAACGCCACCTCCGCCTGAGGCAGAAGCCAATTTACCTCCAGCAGTACTTCCATCACCAACATATAAAGAAGGATTTACTTGGTCAACGTCAACTACTATTAATTCGCCTGCGGCTGGTGTATAATTAGTTCTATTGCCTGTAGTTCCTCTTTTAAACTGGATTGCCATTAATTATTCCTTTAATCCGATATTGTACCAAAATCAACAGACAAATCAGTTAAATTTGCTGTGCCAATAGTTGCAGTTGTTAAATTTATATCTGATAATATTGTATCTAAATCTAACGGGCTCCATTCTGCTCCAGTAAATGCTAATACTTTATTAGTACTAGGAGCATTCGATTGTGTATCTACATCATTTAAATCGTTTAATACTTGTATTGCATTACTTAGATCACTATCTGCTATCCAATTGGCCCCGTTCCATTTTAATACATTACCTACTCCGGGTGTAAAATTTACTGTATCAACATCAGTTAATTCATTTATACCAAATTGACTAATAGTAAATGATATAGGAGAATATTCCGACCCATTCCACGCTAAATATTGGCCTGTTGCAGGTGCTGTACTAGATACATCTCCTAATTCGGGTGTAGTATATGTTGGAGCAGATGTTAAATAACCAATATTTGCATGATTGCCCCAACTACTAGCAGATTCTGCTTTAGCGGCAACATTTGTTACACCATCTAATGTACCTGAAATAGTTACATTACCTGCTATCGCAAAAATTCCAGTTGAATTGTCCCACAACCCTACTTGAGTACCATCTAAAACAAATTTAAGAGAAGTTGGGTCTACAGTTATATTATTGGTTCCATTAACAATAACATTAGCATTACCTAATACCGCAGTAGAAACTTTAGTATCTATTTCATCTTGACTATAAACACTTAAACTATCCCTAGCGGTTTGAAGAGTTATTCCTCCAGTACCTCCTGCTGATACAGGTAAACTGCTTCCTGTAAAATTACTAGGATCTAAATAAAACGTAGGAACTTGACCACCAAATCTAGTTGCATCACCTGCTGTTCTACTTACACCTTTTAATCTACTTGCCATTCATATTTTCCTATACATCTGTATATGATGCGGTTGCACTAACTGTTCCTGTAGTACATATTCCAATAATAGAATCCCCATCATCTAATAATAATTTTTCTGTGTCAAATGTTAAAGTATCAGTTGCATTTATTTCTGCAGACTTTATAATAGTATTACTATCATCTGCGGTACCTGTTGTTGGTACAGCATAGACAGTAATTATATCTGAATTTGTAGCATGTGTATTACAAAAAAATATACATGTAACTGCTCTAACTTTATTGGCAGTACCAGAAATAATTGTTGTGTTAGAATTTGCAACCACAGTTGATGCTAAAGCCATATACCTACTCTCTTTTATTATATTTATTTAGAATAAAAGAGCACTGACAAGAGCTTTTCTATCAACATAAGATTTAGTTGCGGCGGAATCTTCTAGTGTAGGATCACCAGAAAGGGTTAATTCACCGGTCATTGTATCACCGGCTTTTAAAACATTTAATGTTGCTGAACCTGTAACAGTTCCTTCGACTGGGGCAAGTAATGTTTCACCTTCTGTGGACCATTTATCTACTGTATCGTCCCACACAAAAGATTTATCTGTTAATAAGCCTCTATCTATTTTTATACCAGCAGATCCTAATGTTACACCAGAACCACTTTCATCTGCGTTTATAAGAATAGTCGATGCTTGAACAGATAAAGCAGGAAGAACTGTACTTACAGATTCTTCATCGCCACCTAATATGGTTAATTTACCACCTACAATTAAATCACCAGGTGTTTGTAAATTACCTACTAATTTACTTGTACTAATAGATTTATCAGGTATAGTATGAAGTTGAACAGGTCTTGTTAAATGTAAAATTTGTATTTGAGTTGTATTAACAGGAACGTTTATTATTTTTAAATTTGATTCCCCGTCTAACGTGTAATCTAATTCAGGTTGTTGTGTTAACCCGTCAAAACTTACAAGTACTGCCCTAGATGTTAAGGGTTTAGGTACACTTAAAGCATAAATAGAAGTAACACCATCCGAGGTGTAACTATCAAATGTAAAAGCAGTATTGTGTAATCTATTTTCAACATCAAAACCAATATAAGCCATTTTACTATCTCTTTATTATTATATTTATTCAAGGAATTATGGAAAAGAAAAAAATTGTTATTATAGGCGGGGGGACCGCAGGTGCTAGTGCTCTGGCATTTTTACAAAAAAAATTAGGTCACATTTGTGATATAGAAATGATTGCTTCTAAAGAAATACCTATAGTAGGTGTAGGTGAAGCAACCGTAGGTAATATTAATATATTTTTAGAAATGTGCGGGATGGATCCGGAACAGGTATGTTTAGGTGATGCTCGAGGTGCTATTAAATTTGCAGTTCATTGTAAAGATTGGTTACGTGATAATCATTCGTATTTTACACCAATTGGGCTTTTTGCAATGGAATATCATGATATGGTAAGTTTTAATAGACCTATTAAAGAATATTGGGAAAGTTGGTGTGGGTTAAAATTAGCATTAGCAGGTAAATCTCCATTCTTAAAACAAGAACATTGGGATACACCGTTACCTAAAATGTGGCGAGAATATGCTTATAATATTGATGCAGGATTATTAGGGGAAGCATTAATAAAACAAGGTAAGAAACTAGGTGCCAAAGTAATAGATAAAAAGATTAAAGAAGTTAAAATTATAGATGGAGATAAAATTGATTATCTTGTAACTGAAGATGGTCAACGAATAGAAGCAGACTTTTTTATTGATTGTAGTGGTTTTAAGCGATTAGTACCTAATGCTATAGGGTTAACTCCTAAATCTTGGAAAGACGAAAATCCAAATAATAGAGCATGGGCAACCCGAATAGATTATGTCGATAAAGATAACGAATTACCTTATTTAAGTTGTGTTGAATGCCAAACAATGGAAGCAGGATGGCGATGGCAAATTGGTTTACGTGATCGAATAGGTACAGGTTATGTATTCAGTACAGATTATATCTCAGAAGAAGATGCACTACAAGAATTTAAAAATAGTTATGATGGTGATAGAGTTAAAGATGAAGATTGTCAACTAATTAAGTTTAACACAGAATGCTATGAAAAGCAAGCAGGTACTAATTGGATAACCTGTGGCTTATCATCGGGATTTGTAGAACCATTAGAAAGTACTTCTATATTTTTTATGCATAATAATTTAATATCATTTTTATCATTAGTAAAACAAAATAAATTACCACAAGATGTTCAAATGGTATCTATCGGTGCATGGGATACATCTCAACTAGATGTAAACTATTTTTTCATGTGGGATCAAGAAAAAATAGATATGTATAACAAATATGTTCACGATACATTTGATTGTACAGTTAATTATATAGGTGCTCATTATGCATTTAATAAAAATAATAAATCAAAATATTGGAATGATTGGGCAGAAAAACGAAAACAATATATAGAACATGGTTCAGAGGTTATGAATTATAAACAACAACATTTATTTTTTGGTAGACCTGCATTTAGTTTATTATCGGCAGGTAATGAATTGGGCTCTGAAATAGATGGCTGGGACTTATCTAAAGTTTGGATAACACCAAGACAAGAAGAAGCATATAAATCCGGAGCATTAGCAGACGAACGAGCTATATTAGAAGATAGAACTCCAAAAGAATACCTTCAGGCCCTTAGAACTATTTTAGGTAGATTAACCCATCGAAAATGGTTAAATGATGTTTTTTGTGAATATGCTTATGATTTAAAGGATCAATATAAATGGTTAGAGCATGTAGAGGAATTGCAGGACTCTGAAATAAAAGAGTCCCGCCAATATATTGAAAGTATTACAACTATGTTTTAAAGTCCAGAACCTGGATCATCAACATCAAAGTCTGCTTTTACTCTTGCCGCTTTGGTAGCCGCAATTCCTGCCGCTGTATCTGATCCATCTTGAACAGGTTTATACTTGTCTGCTAACGGACAAGTCCAACCGTCAATTGCTGGCCAATCATCTGGATGTTTTCTTGCTACTAATGCGTCTTTAATTTTTTGTTCGTGCTCGCCTGATTTAGTTCTCGTTTCTGCTCTATCTGCTAAGGCGGCCGTTACATCGGCATGTGTCCAATCACCTTCAGCGGTATCTAATGCTTTTTCTAATTTCCATCCACTTTCTCTAAATCTAGCGTTAGCCTCTGCTTTTATTTGTTCCGTAGCGGCTAAAAATTGAGAAACTCTGCTTGGCCAAACATCTTCTGTCCAAATTCTATCTAATTCTGTCTTTGCCGCGTCGTCTGTCCACCCCGGAAATCTATCAAACACAATAACAGGATCTTCTGATTTATTAATGCCGTATCTAGATGGCAAAGTTAAGTCTTGTCCTTCTCCGCTATGTAAGTGTGCAGGTAAATCAAATTCACCGTCATCATGAATTTGTTTTCCAATGTTTTTTGTATCAAAATCTATTTTTGCCATTTGTAATCCTTTTACTTACAATATATTTATCATTTGCAATTCGATGCAATTTACATTTCTGTGCAAAGTTCTTTTATATATTTATACCTTTCATTCAGAAGATTGGCACCACACACGGATAGTTTGTTGTATGTGCCATTATGTCTAAATGTTTGCCAATCATGTTATTTTTCCAAGAAGTCGATGTACCATCATGTGGTGCAACTTGATACCAAACATAACCATGATGTTGTGAACCATCATCAGGGTTATCCCAATTATCTCCATGATGGACATAAAAATCTTCTTCTCCAAATGCTACTACTTGCCAACCATAAGAATTATCACTATTAGATTCTCCTTGGGTCCATTCACTATTCTTTTTATCAATAATCCAACTTCGCATACCACATCTTAATCCATAATATTGGCAATAATGATATACTATTTGCTTATTTCTGCTCATTACAATTCGTTGTCCATACGGTCCTGAATCTCTGCCATATGTTGGACTATTTAATGATTGTGAATCTAATGCAGAAAATGCACCAATAGTAACTAATACTGCTTTAATTTCCATTCCTGTTCCACCAGTGGAACCATTATCTATAGTAACAACCGGATTAGGTTCTACTGAATAATCATAATGACTACCGCCATCAACAACAGTTGTATCTGTTCCTCTCCCATTTGCCACGGTAACTGTACCAGTTGCTTGGGTTCCACTAACATCAGCCGGTGTCGCAATAGAAAAAGTTGGAGCAGAAGTATATCCTTTTCCTGGTTTAGTAATAATTAATCTATATACTTTATTATTAGGTTGATCGCCAGTTGATTGGGTTGATTTATCTCGCCATGTATTATCTATTTTTCCTAAATTATAGTTATTACTTAGATTCATCATAGTAGCATAAATTTGTCCATCATCTACTAAAGTAAATTTACCACATCGTTGTGATTCTGCATTTGCAGAGTTAAATCCTGATCCCCAAGAAAATTTTACATAAACTGCATTTTCTTCTAACAATACATCTTCTAAACAAGTTAATCTATCTATTTTTGGAACATTAGTAAAAATTTTCATAATGTATCCTGCAGAACCATCTGCTAACTGATTAGCAACTACAAATTCTTCTCTTGTTTTATTATAAGTTAATGTTCCATATCCTGATTCAACAGTTGTAGCCTCATTATATGTAATTTCATACATAGAAGGAGAACCTCTATATTCGTACATAGCCCATGCATCATGACTTGCCCATGTTACATGAGTTCCTGGCATCCATTTCTCTCTTAAATGGACATAATGTCCTTGGTATTTCATATAAGATTGTCTATGGTCTAAATCACAACTACCTGCTTCAACATTCTCATATCTAAATGCATTACCATAATCATGGAATCTTGATGTTGGCATCGCTCCATGCCCCATTTTAATTCTATAATGTCCGACTTCACCGACAGCATCTGTTCCACTTGGATGTTGTTCACCTGTTGATGTATTACTAGATGTAGCATGACATCCTGTTTTTAACCAACAATGATTATTATGGGCACCCCAATTTTTATGATGGCTTGAATATAATGATGTTGTATCTCCACCATCTCCACCTGTATACCAATGACCACCTTGTGTTTTATATTGTCTTCGTTCATAAGGCCGAAAATATTGATCATATGTAATACTACCACCTGTATAATTACTATGAGCACTCCATATAGAAAATTGAGGTTTTGCCTCATCACGTTGGCCTTTATTATTTTGATAGTTTGTATATGTTCCCATTTCTCCATCGGATCGTGTTTGTTGTTCTCTATGAACTCCGCCCCCTAAAGGAGAAATTACAGAAGTAGAAGTAGATTGAGTTGCTCGTTCTCTATCAAGACCGTCTTCATTTAACTCTGCATTTTCAATATTAACCCTACCTAGATATGGATGTTGAGGATTAGATTCAATTTGATCTAATGCTTTTGCTAGAAAGTTAGTATCTGCGGCATTAGCAAAACCAGCTAAGTTATATACTCTATCTATCAATTTTTGTTTTATACTATTAAAAGTTGCCATTTATTTTCCTTGTATTACAGTATTGGTATCAATGTTGGATATGTTGTATAATTAGGATTGGTTGATGCCATTGCTCTTGACATTTCACTCCGCATCCATGTACCTGTATTTTGGTCTTGTCTCATAAGATATAAACGATATGAGCCATCAGATCCATGCTTATTACGACTAAAACTAGCAACAAAACCTTCTTCACCAAAAGGACCCCATTGACATCCATATGTTGTGTCCCTTGTGTACCATGCAATTTGATGCCTACTAAATCGTTTATCAATTAAAAATGCGGCCATTCCACAACCATAATGATAATAAGCCGTTTGTAATATAATATTTCTATGATTTCTACTCATTATATTAACATGATTAGGAGAATGAGAAGCTCCGTTTGGATGACTTGTTCCTGCTTCTCTTCCATAAAAATTGTTTAAATACATATATTGTACTACTTCAGTTCTATCATCATAACCAATTTGATTTTCATTTAAATATTCATCTTGTCCTTTATAACCAGCCATTGCGGCCATTTTATTCCAAACTGGTACAAATCCTCCAGCATAAAAATCATCATTTGTTACACCGTCAACAGTATATCTATTACATCTATGTAAAGAATGAGCAGAAGAATGAGTAATACTCCAATAAATATCACCAGTGTCAACTAATACAATTTTCATTCCTGCTCTTCCTTCTTCCCGTTCGCCTGGATCATAAAGGGTATTTCCATATATCTGTCTACCTTGAATACCATATTCTAAACTATTTCCAGCATTAGATATTGGAGTATAAGTACCTTGGCCACCACCATCATCTATTCTATTTCGAAATGTTTTTGATGTAGCATTATCTAATGCTGTACCTAAATCAGTTGATAAATTAATGTCGGGCACATTTTTGTAAATTTTTGTATCAAAATAATAACCATTCTGATTTTCTTGATTCAAAATAGCATGATTTCTATTTAAAACTGCTAATTCTTTACGTTCTGCATTATGTGATAATGAACCATATGCGGCAGAATCACCATTTGTTGTAGCTTTTTGGGAATAATCTAAGTTAGCCGCTCCTGGCATAACTTTTTTATTTCGTAATCTAATAGACGAATTTTGATATATTAAATATGTATATTTGTCTGTTGGTTCGTAGTTACCGGTTTCAATTTGTTCGTTTCTTTTTTCATGTCGCATACCAATACCACTTGCTTGGTTATTTTCATTATTCCAAAAAACAGTAGATAACGATGCCGCAGGTGATGTAATTAAGTTACTATTACCATGTGGTCCGCATGAATCTGCACCATTATTATAGCAATGACTACTTGATGTATGAGTATGGGTATTAAAATAACAAGGATTACCGTTCCAATCCCAACATGCACTTCTTTGTCCGGTTGACCAAGGTCCGTATTGCCCTCCGGTAGAACCACCATAATGATGGCACCATGACCAACGAGAATTAGTCATTGGTTCACATTTTTCATCATAAATTGTTATACCACATGACCATGCATAGTGCGAAGTATAAATACCAAATTGAGCAGGAGACGCATTTCTTGATTCACCTCTTCCTGTATTCCATCCAGGCAGTGAAGTATGCGGTACTTCTTGTTGTTTAAGTCGACGACCATAGCAATCAGGTCCTGTTCCATCTGTAAATGTATCTTCTTTAACTTTTTTATTTAAAACCTCTAAGGATTTAGACAAATAAGTTAAATCTTTTACAGAAGTGCTCGAATCAGCTCCTAAAGCATTAATTTTGTCCATTAATTTTTGCTTAACTATCGTTTCTTTCCGAGGAATTACTTCGTCTAATCGTTCTTGGTTAAATTGCATTTTTTATATTCCTTAATAATTTAATGGTACTAAAGTTGGATACATTGTTGTCCACCAACTATTATTATCCATCTGTCCACCGGTATCTGTTTCGATCCATGTTCCGTCGGTTTCTTTTTGTATCATACATATAACTGATTGAGATCCGGGCCAATCCCAATTATGATTTCGTGATATAGCAAACCCTCTATCACCATATGGTCCTACTTGAGCTCCATGAGTTGTAGTATCCCAGTTAAATCCTTCTTTATATTCACTTCTATCTTTACAAACAATATAACTTACCATACCTCGTTGATATTGATAATAAGGACAAAACAAAAATATATTTTTCTTATCTCTACTTTGAACTAACATATGTCCATGACCGGCATTATTACCTTGACCATATGTAGGTGATCCTACCTGCCTTTGGGCATGGTTTCCATATGAAAGTGTAGTATCAGCAACATCTCTTGTTAATTGGGCAATATGAAGATAATTGCTAGGTTGATGTGTAGTAACAAACATAGTTTTATCATCACATAATACAATTTTATTATTTTCATATGTTTCTAAATCACCTGCATCATAACCATCTGCATGAGTATAGTCTAATGCAACAGAATTACCACCTGAAACTGCGGCGGCTAAAACTGTGTCTAAATTAGTTTTTCGGTTTATTTCTGTTATATTTTTATAAATTTTTGTAGTAAATGTACTAGTAGTTAACTTTCTATTAAGAACAACTAACTCGGCAATTGCTTTATTATAAGAAACTCCACCTCTGTTATTATTAGTATTATTAGTGGTATCATATGAACTTAATGGAGTATGGTCATATGCAAAATGTCGCAAACGTAAAGATACAGTTTGGTCTTGATATTTTAAGTAACATTCTCTATCATCTAATTCTGCATTACCTGCATAAAAATTTTCTGTTCGATAATTATCTGCCCATGCCGCAACTCTGCAAGTTTCTAATGATCTGTAACCTACAATCATTCTATAATGACCTAACTCACCTACAGATGTTGTACCACTTAAATAACAATCTGTACCACTAGGTGCATGATCATTACATCTATAATAACAATTATTACCTGCCCATTGTTCTTTCATTCCGCCGGAATAAACTCCATTCCAACCGCCATCGGCAGTATCTTCGTAACTAGTATGCCAATACCCTCGTTGTCTAATTGGGTATGCCATTTCATCTACAATTGTTATTCCGCCACCATGGCCATGATGCGAAGACCATATTCCATATTCTGGCCTAGTATTACGATAATGATAGTCTGGAGCGGGTTTAATTGCAGTAGTTTCATTTACTCCATCATTAACTGTAGTTAAAGCATCTGTTAATAATATAGTATCAGATGCATCTGTATTTGAATCTTCAGCCAATGCCGTTATTCTATCTAATACTGCATCTTTTGCTTGTTTAATAGTTTCATTACTCATAGTTAAATCACCTTAATATGTTAAACCGTCTTTATGTAAAGGACAAACAGCCGGATACTGTGTGCTATGCCCTTGTGAATCCATTTGTTCACCTACCCAATATGATTCAAAATGTCCTTTTCCATTTTGAAATGCTATTCTTGAGGTTTTATTATGACCGCCCCAATCATTCCAATCATGTGCAACATGCAAATAAAAATCTGCATCTCTAAATGGACTTATTTGTAAGCCATAACTTGTATGATGACTCCATAATTCCGGATATTCTCTTGAGGTATCTCTTGAAATAATCCAACCGCACATTCCACCACCATAATAGTAATAAGGCCCAAACATACATACATTTCGTTTATTTCTACTTTGAACAATTCTTACTCCTGCGGCGTGATTATTATGCTGTCCATAACAGTTATTACAATATTGTGTTTGTCTTGTTTCAAACCTAATTGCTCTATCATCACGTTGTCTAACCAATCTTGCTAATGTATAAGAGTTATATGGATTTTGTGTCATTGCAAATATTGATCCATTATCAACTAAAGTACATTTTGCCTGCCAATGTGAACCTATATAACAAGTATTCATACCATAAATCCAGTTAAAGTATAAATTTTTTGCAGTTTTATCATCTAATACTTTTTCTAAATTTGTTGCACCATCAATCTGCTGAATACCATAATACATTCGGCAACGATGCCTATTCATTTGATTACCTTCCATGGTTTCTAATTCACCACCATTTGTAATAGCATTCCAATGATGACTATTCGTAGAAGTTAAATGATTACTAGCATAATCCATTACAGGTTGAGCAGGATTAATAAAACATACTTCTTTACGTTTTCTATTAAACGAAGAACAACCATAATTGTTACCTGTTTCCCCTGGTATATGTTTTGATGATGTTGCAGTTGCTCTACCATGTTCTGTCATAAATCTGTTAATAATAGCAACTTGATTATGAGTGTAAGTAACATAATATCTATTATCACGAACTTCCCAGGATCCTATCTTAGACATTTCTCTTTGTCTAAAAGTACCTAAATGAGAAGTATAATAACCTATATGTCCACCTTCTCCCATTTTAAGTCTATAATGACCTAATTCACCTACTGCATCTGTTCCATTAATATAACAATGATGTGTGTGTGAATGACATGTAGTATCTAACCAACAATGATTTCCGCCGTGGTCCCATGCTTCAGTTGATCCCCAACCATGGTGTCCAAAAGTACCATCAACACCTCCATTATAACAATGAAATCCTGCAAATTGAGTATTATCGTAAATATCTAAATTGCTATCGTATATAATAGCTCCACCACCATCATGACTATGATTATGCTGTCTACCACACCAAATGACAAATTCTGCATCTCGTTCAAAATATAATTCATTCGATCCTCTAGGATGTTGAGAAAATACTCTATCCTCTTGGATTACCTCTTGTACATTATTAATCGCTTTTGAAAGTTGAGATACTTCTGTAGCATTTGCAGTTGCTACTTTATTATCAATTTGATCTAATAATGTTTGTTTTGTTGTTGTACCTGTTGCCATAATTTATCCTTTTAGGGTGTATCCGGTGATCCTGTTCCTGCTACTCTAGTATTATCTAATGTTTCCATAATATTTGAAACTAAATTTTGAGTTAAGAAATTATCTTCAAAATATGTTTTAGTAATTAAACTTGTATCGGTTGTTATTGTCGCATTAGATTGCGGTTCGCCTACAAACACAACCTTACCACTATCTGAAGTTAGTTGTAAGTCCATTCCCGATGCGGCCACTGTTGAAATTTCTTGACCTGATATAAATACTGAACCAACTGTAGCAGTATTTACCTCTAATTGGTTATCACCACCGCCCAATTGGTTAGTTATGTATGTTCGAATTGCTTTTTCTGTTACTAATGCACTATCTGAATTACCACTTAATGTTCCATCAGATGAAAATTCATCAATAGTTGCACCATATCCAGAAAATTGTAATGCTCCAAGTTTTAATTCATTTAATCCTGCTAATGAAAAGTCTTCAGCATTAAGAGTAGCTCGTCCAGTTGATTGTTGTACAGAAAATAATCCACCAACACTATAGTTACCATCTTGGTCAGTTGATGTAAAAAATACTCTTCCTCCACAATGTTCTTGTGTCTCATGTGTAGGATCTGCATCTTGGGTTGGTATTCCTGGATAATTAGAAGTAGCAAAGTCGCCTGTGCCAATATCTAAAAAGTCATGTCCTGTCATTCTACAACTAGAATATTCTTCTCTAAATTGAACAAATGTTCCATGAACAGGCGAATCTTGAGTTAGCATTTGAGGTGATATTTGTATTAATGCTGTTCCGGTTGCGCCGCCAGTATTAGCATATCCCAAAACATTAACTACAGTATAAAAAGTTAAATCGCCTGCAATTTCCATATTTGAACCATCTTTAGGTTCTCGAGATAAATTTCTAACATATAAGTAACCACCTATTTGTTTTACATTTGCAAAACCATCTCCTGCTACAGTTGCTATAGTTGTTCCAGGTGTAAGTTGTCCTTGTTGCATACCTGTTGGGTATCCGCCTCCAGCATCTGTTCGTGTCCAAACAGGCACTCCATTGGCAATTTCAAAACTTGGGTTATATCCAGATAATGAATTTTGATCTGCTCCAGGATCGACTATAGTCATTGTAGGAGGTGCAGTTACATCATATCCTGAACCTGGATGTATAATAAGCATTTGTTCAACATCGGCTAGCCCTGAAACTTGGCAATGTATTATAGCATCAACCGATGCCGCAGGTGTTGATGTTAAAGTTACAGTCGGAACAACTTCATATTGTGAAGTAAAGTCTGGTGTTCCAGTTGCACTAGCATTCATTGATTGCCATACACCATTTAATGTTGCTGTTTTTGTAGCAAAATCATAAGATTGAATAGTTCCAAATTGCCCTGCGGCCGCACCACCTATAATATTAATAGTCATTCCAATAAAGTTTACGGCTGGTGTTGTGTTTGCTGTTGCTGTTAATTGGAGAGTAGCATCTCCGGAACCTGGGTTTGTTCCTGCTTGGGCATTACCAAAATATCTATTAAGATTCACTACATTATTTGATGATGTTATTCTTGTTATTCCATTGTTAACAAAAGTAGATGAAAAAGCAGCCGGACCACCTGCCGCTGGAGTTCCTGCATCATTATCACCTGAGGCAGAAAATGTTAGATTAGCAGTTGTATAATCTTCACCTGCATGTTTCCATTCTACTCTTATAACTTCTCCGTTTACTTCATCAACCATAACTCTATATGGTACTGCTTCACCTGTTTTGTTATCAATAGAAGCAGTTTTTTGAGGTAAGTCTACTTCATTTGCAAAGTTACCTTCAGAAACTGCACCGTATTCTCCATATGAATTGTTACAGTTTGCGGCACGTAAAACACCACCATGAGTTGTAGTAAATCCTACATGATTATAATATGTAAATACCGATACTGCTTCAACTCGCCCTTTGTTTGTACAAAATATACCAAATCCATCTGAATTTACCTGTGTAAAGTCGTTTGTACACATGCTTTGATATCGACCATAAGGTGCATCATGACCATCACAATATATTCCACCGCCTCCATCACAAATCGAAACAGCATTTTGAATAAATGGAGATTTAAGATTAATTGCACCATTTGGATCTAATCTAAAACATACACCTTTAATTACAGGCTCTTCATGAGGAGTACCTACACCTATAGAGGTACCACCCATACCTCTAAATGTAAATCCTCTAACTGTTACTGCATCATTTACATAAAACATTGCAACTTCATTGTTAGGATACCCTGCTCCTAACATAGATACTCCGACTCCATTACCACCATCGTCTTCCATATTAGGTTCAACAAAAGTTGTACGCATTTCTTTCCCTTGTAGACCGACTCCTGCCGGGATTACCATTGGGCAAAATTCTTTATATACCCCTGGTGCACACATAATTTGGTCACCTGATCTTGATCTTTGTAGGGCATATCGTATTGTTTTAAATGCCGCACTAGTATTTTTACCCCAAGTAATAACACCGGTTACTTGTCCATATACATCTACTTTTAATCCGTTCATTACTAATCGCCAACCTTCATTTACTTCACCAGTAACTGAATTCATTGGCTCTACTGATGATCTATCTTTTATGGCTATGAATACTTGATACCTTGTTTCATCACCACCAAAATTAGCAGTTGTAGTATGATCTGATCTACCATATAATCTATCTTTACCATAAAATACTTGCAAATTATTTGGATCTACTGCTGTTGTTTGTGTAATAGGATCTGATGGAGCAATTAATTTCCATGGAGCAGATACATTACCACTTACGGATGGAGGACCAACGCCTGCATTAGTTGTATCTATACATTTATACCATCTTGATTTATCTTCATTCGGATGGGTAACATCAGTATGTGATACTATTTGTCCTAACACATATGTACCTGCACTTGCCCATGCAGGTGGGGCCCATCTACATACAGTACCTGCTGTATATGTTGTACCACCAGCATAATCAGCAACTCCTGAACCTGTTATTTGTCCTGCCGCTACTGCCGCTACTGCATTAGATATAATAGTTCCTTGGCTTGATGTTATATCATTAAATGCAGTTGTATTATCTACTAATGCATTAGTTATTGCAGGATAAGTTATAGAAGTAGCCGGTATAGTATTAGTGGTTACCGCAGTTTCTATAACTTGTAAATTTGTATCAACTATTGTGCTTTCTGCACTTGTTCCTGCTTGTCCTGAAGTATTTTGGGTTATTACAGATTGTTCTGGATTCCAAGTTGTATCTTCTTCTATACAATATTTGAGAACATCTGCCATATAATTATATGCTAATCCTGTAGTTTCTCTATGATTTGCAGGTATTTGTGATGCTCCTCCATCAAAAAATGAAAATGCACAGACATGCGTTCCAAAATCACCTCCGTATAATAAATCGTAACTTAATGCATCTATAAAATATTTAGAGTCTCTTGTACATAATGATGCATTATGAACATAACCAGCACTACTAGCAACAGAGCCTACCGCCGCCGCTATTATTGTTGTTTGATCAGTTCCAATATCTGTAAATGGAGTTATGTGAGTTGAAGTAGCAACATCTGGATATATAGCCGCTGGTACACCAGAAACACTATTAGCATAAATTGCATCTTCTATAATCTGCATTAAATTTTGAACTATTGTACCTTCTGCTTGTGTTGCGGCTGTACCACTTGTATCTTGTACTTCATTATTTCCTGTTTGAGGGGTTACCGCTGTTTCTTGAACAACATCATCAGCAATTAATGCTAAATGTTGATATGCTTGAACAGTTACATTTCTTTCAGTTGGAGTTGTTAATTGTGATATTCCACCATCAAAAAATGCTTTAGCCATTATAGTTGTTGCACTTGTGCCACCATACATTAAATCATATGTTATTGCATCTAAAAGATACCCTGTGTCTCTTGTACATTTTGCTTCATCATATGTATTAAAGTGAGATGTATGATTAACCGATACCCATTTATTCACATCCTCAGCTATAAAATCTTTATTTGCTTGTAATTGAGCTCCACCATTTTTTCTATCTGTCCAATCTGATCTACCAGTATTAAAATCTGGAAAAGTTGGTGTATCGGCATTACCAATACCATTATCCATAATATCTTTAATTTCTGCATAAGCGGCAACTATTGCGGCTTCTGATCCACCAGTTACATTAGTTAATGCTTGTATGGATGCTTCTGAATGATCTACGGCCTCTTGAACTCGTACTTTATCTGAAGAAACAGCATATAATGCATGATTAAATCTAATACCTGTAATAACCGACATATAATTTGTGGCCATAGCCATATCATATTTTGCGGCATTAATTACATATTCTATATCTCTTGTACATAAATCTTGTTCTGCTTGTGTCATTGCACCAATATAATCTTCTATCCATGCATTAACTTCTGCGGCTATAAAGTTTTTATTTGCTTGCATTTGTGCTACTGCATTTATTTTATTAGAAGAAGCACCAAAATCTGGAAAAGATATTGGATCTGCCGCAGGAAGACCATTGTTTATAATATCTGTTACTTCATCAAATGATTGTGTTACTTCTGCTAATATTACACTTTTTGACGAAACACTATTAATAGCAACAGTTGCTAATTTTGCATGTTCAATTGCACCTAATACTCTTATCCTATCAGCAGTTGTTACATTCACACCATAATTCATTCTAACACCAACTATATGTTGCATATAATTTGTGCCTACTGCCATATCATACTTTGCGGCATCTAATACATAACCTAAGTCTCTTGTACATAATGTTTGTTCACCACTTGACATAGATCCTGTTGAAACTACGCCTGGACTATAAGTAAGATTTTCTTCGTCTGAACCTTTATGATAATCAACATACCATGTGTATGATTCATCATCTGGATCCCAATGTATAGGAAAGTTTTGTCCTTCATCTGCTCGTAATTTCCAACCTTTTGCTCCTACATTTAATTTTTGGTTAGTAGAAGTTCTTATCATTATGTCACCTGGGGTGTTCATAACAATAGTTGTATCACCAGCGGCAAGGGTATCCCAATATGCAGAAGGTGGTTTTGTTGGAGAAGATGAACTTCCGTCTCCTGTATGTTCATCTACACAAATATAAGAACTATTACCTTCTTTTGCTACATCACCTAAGTAATAAGTTGAAGCACCATTCCAATCACCTTTAAATTGAAAACCAGTGTTTATTAATTCCCAATATGTTGCATTTGTAATTGTTTCGTTATATGTTTGTGATTGAGGATCTGTGTCTTGTATTGTTGGTGAGTTACCTGTTGTATCTACTATTGCTACATAAACATAACCATTTCGAGTTACAACATTACCTGGATTATATGCTGTACCTGCATTATATTCGCCTCTAACTTTAAATCCTGTTGTTAAAACATCCCAATATGTAGTATGTGTAGGTAAATTACCTACAGTATCTTGTTTTGCTGTATAAGTATAACCACCATATGTAACAACATCCCCTAATTGATATTGTGTGGTATTATTATATGAATCTTCAAATTCTAAACCAGGAACAAATAAAGTAAATTTAGCAGAATTGGTTGCCCAATCGTTGCCTGAAGTGTGATGAGTATTACAAAGATATAAATTTGCTCCCCAACGCACTACATCATTATTTTTATATGCTGTAGTTGCCTGCCATGCTGTATTACTTGAATCGTATGCAAAACTTTCAGTATGTAACGACCAGTATGCATTACTATCTAAGTCTGTATAAAATAAAGCATCTGCAGTATGATTAATAATACATACATATGTATTACCTCCATACTTAACAATGTCATCTATAATATATTGTGTGGAGGTAACCCAGTCACCTTTCCATTTAAACTTTAATCGTCCTAAAATAAAATCAGCCATTAGTGTGATTCCTTATATGATTTAATATATTTATTCGATAATTTCCATTAAAATTATACTTTAAACTGCTGTTGACCCACCAGTTGATACGTATACATAATCTTGTTTATATCTTGCTACTATCTTTCCGTCACTATTTAAATAATAAAATAATTTTAAATTATCAAATCTAAATTGGTCATGATTCCTAAAACCTATGTTTGTGTCCCATTGATTTCTTCCAGTTTCTGTATATCCTACAGGAAGAGAATTAACTTGCGTTTCTCCATCATCCAACGAACCATCTAACATATCTTCTAAACCATTATATGCAAAACCACCATCATTTGTAAGTTCTACAGCTTCTGTTCCATTTAATTTTACTTTAGTATATGTTAAAAGACCATCAGCATCTCTTTCAAATGCATGATAAGCATATTCATCAGATATTGTATCAACAGATCCGGCGCCTGTCACAGAGCCGGCGGAAGGACTTAAATAATCAGAAAGATAAATTGCCATTAAAATATTCTCCAAGTAGTACCATTATAAGATAATCCAAAAGACGCATTATTGTAATCTACTAATAAATCGTCTCCTAAATCCATAATTGTATTACCATTTCTTAAAACTGTAACATTTAAACTTGCAAAGTTTCCGCCACCATCAGATATTCTAACCGCATCACCTATATCAGGATTTGCTGGTAAGGTTATACTAACCGGATTAGATCGTGTATCAACCTGGACGTTTTCGCCAGCGGTAATTGAAAAATTTGCATTTTTATATGTTACAGTTGGTTGAGCACCATGTAATGTTTTATAAACTAAATTCCCTACTCCATCTGTTGCTACTGCATCACCTGCTGTAGCCGCATTTTGAGTTTTAAGATTTGATGCTGTTACTGATTCATCTGAAATTAAACTGGTAGTTTTTAAAGCCATTATTCATCCTGCACTCCATTAATAATATTTATCCCTCGAAGTGAGGATAAAAATGGGGCAAAATATGCCCCATTTTAAAATTGATTATTCGAAGTTATCTGTTCCAGCGTTGTCTTCGTCTGTTCCAGCTTCTTCCATCTCTACAGTTGCGCCTGCACCAGTAAAATCCCAAGGTATCTGGGTTCCACCTGATAATGTAACTCGTCTACCTGTAATTTTTGTTATTCGCTTAATAGCATTACTATCTGCACTATCTTTAACACTAATAGACATTTCGCCTTGTGCTAATGATCCTTGTGCTTTGTCTACTAAGGTACAAATATAATCGTTACCGGCTTTATTTGTACACTTAAAACGTTTTGATCCGACTTGTTTAAGAATCCAGCCATCGGATAATGTTCCGTAATGATATCTACATTTAAAATCGAGACCGTCATCAGGGGTACCGAAGTGTCTTTTATTAATAGGTCTTCCCATTTGTTTCTCCTTTGTGGTTCTATCCAACTACGGGGTGGGTATACCCCATAAACCCTTTCGGGCAATAATATTTATCAATAATATAATAGTATAATATAATGGTATGATGGTATGATAAAAAAAGGGTATATCCGAAGATATACCCTTTAGTAACCAATAAAGTAACGGTTTACTGAAACTTAACGTTTGCGTTAGTAACGGCAATATTTGCCAAGTAGTCAGCGGCGTTACCCAAGGATGAAGCTTGGTTCGAAAGCTCAACATAACCATAACGTGTCATAAATGAAACGACTGGTTCGAATGAACTTGGATCAAGCACGACCCCGGAGCTCATCAGCGGAATGTATGGGCAATAAAAACTTGCGGCATCCATTTCCCCTGGGCCCTTATAACCAACCAGTACTGCGGCGCTATCTGCGGCATACTGATTTACATAAACACGAACTGAACTATTTAAAGTTCCAACAAATTTTGTGTTAGTTGGTGCTTCAAAAGTACCTTCAGTTGTTCTTGCGAACGCTGAAGTTGTTGCACTTTGAAGTATTGTTAATGCAAAAGGACTAACAACTACCCAGTTACCTGCTCCACGTCTTGTACGTGCGGCGATAATGTTAGCGGCTCTGTTTACCAGAACTGCTAATGCGGCGTGTTCGTCACCAACAAAAGTTGCTGTACCTGAAACAGCGGCTTGGTCATATGTGTCAACTGCTGTTCCTGATAAAGTTGTTAAAGAACCGATAATCTCTTGATCGATTTCTGTGGTAATCTCTTGTGCAAGAGCGGCCATTACTTCGGCCTCAACATCAATACCATGCTGGCTTTGGGCATCCTGAGATGCTTCAAAGGTCCAACGAGCGGACAGTCTGCGAGTTTTCGCTTCAACTGTTTGCTTCAAGATTTGGATTGACATTTTATTACCAGGAATCCCCTCCATAACGCCTGTGGCGCTAGGAGCGGCACTTCCGCCTGGTAATCCAGAATAAGCGTTAGCAATCTTAAATGGGCTCAATGCTTCTTCACCCGCGGTTGCTCCGTTATCTGTATCTGCATATCTTACACGCAGAGTATGAATTTGTCCTACAGGACCGGTCATTGGTTGTACACCAATTAGCTCGTTTGCGATAACAGTAGGCATTACCCTTCTGATAACAGGAAGGATAACTTTATTTAAAGTAGCAACGTTACCTGCATTAGTTGCGCCTGCGCCTGCTGTCTCCATCAGTGCTTGACGTGTATTTTCTAATGTGGTTTCCATTACTGTTCTTTTGTTGCCTTCTAGTCCCTCGCACAGAGCGTCCTTAGTCGGTTGCCAGTTGGACTCGAATAGTGCGTCTGCCATAATTAATTCTCCTTAAAAATTATAATCCTGCTAGTTTTCTAAGGTTAATAATCTCAGCCTGTGCATCCGTCGTTTCCGGGGATACATGGACTGGCTTATTACCTGTTATCACAGTTTTCTGTGCTCTAGCTTTTGGCTGTACATTTTCTCTTAATGTTTTTTTGGAAGCGGTACTTTTTGCTTCTTTTTTAACATTTTCATTAAGAACTGTTGGTAAGTATTTTTCATACTGTTTTTTAAGATTTTCTGTTTGTACTGTTGATAACAGATCTTCCATAATCTCTTTCTTATCTCTAGAAAGAGGTGTCAACAATTCTGATAAAACTTTATCTCGTGCTTGCATACCTTCTGCAATACGAGCTTGTTTTTGTGCTTCTGAAATTTCTACTTGTTTAGCCGAAATTGATACATTCGCCTCTTCAAGTTGTCCTTCCATGTCTTTAAGTTTGTGAGACAGTTTTTTAACTTCTGTCCCCTCAGCTAAGTGACTTGTCATAAATTCTGCCGCAAATGCTTCAAACATTTTTCTTCCAAAAGCATTTTCTCGGGCTGATTTGATATCCTCTTTCAAGGAACCAATTTCTCCTCTGAGCGTGCTTTCAACAATGCTCTCCACTTTTTCGGCGGCCTTCTTGACAAAATTAGCCTTTGTATTACGTAAAAGTTGTTTTCCTTCCTTAACCAGTTTAACCTTCTGTTCTACAACAGATTGTTTATCTGTATGGAATTCATTCAACTCTTTTGTTAACTGTTTCAAGACAAAACCTTCTAGTTTTTTGAAGTTTGTGCCTTGGGTGTTCCGATCCTCACGGAGTTCGGTTATTTCCTTCTTCAGGGCATCCATTAAAAACTTATCCAGTACTTCTGCGTGTTCTTGCATTTTTTGTTTGTACTGAACTCGTGCTTCAACTAATGCACCTTTATCATGGGCAAATTCCTCAACCTCTTGCTTAATAGCATCGGTCAACATGTTATCCATTGCTTCAACAATTTGCTCTTTATCGTTTGTGTAACGACCAGCAAATTCTTCACGGATTTCATTTGTAATCTGCTCACGAGCCTCGGTTAATTTCTTTTCCCAAGCCTCTGTTAACGAAGTTTTAACATCTTCCGACAGGACGTCTCCACCTAATAGTTCTTCAAAAGCGTCTGCCATATTAAATTCTCCTAAAATTTAAGATCACTAATAAAATTAGTAATCCCTTTAGTAAGGTGCTTTTGTGCCTTTTTATCATACCTAACCGCTTCAGCTAATTCCAACAATGATCCGCCTTTTTTGTAATTTTCCAGCTTCTCGTAAATTGGATCCGGGTAAGCGTTAGGGGCACTCGGTTGTGCGACAATATCAACTGTCACAATTTCAAAATCGGAGACCTTTCCACCTTCACTGACATTTCCTGATCCCCTTGAACTAACTCCTAGTTTAACACCACTCTCTAATAGTGTTTTAACTAGATTCCCCATAGGCGTTGGTAAAATTTTAAGTTTTCCTACTCCATCTGCTCCATGCATATCCATTTCTGTTATTACATGAGAAACACGATCTAAATTAACTGTTAGATCTTCTGGATGGTCGGCTTCTCCTAATACCGAAAACCCTGAGGTTATTTTTTCTTTTAGCGTTTTTACTGCTTTATTAATTTCGTTAATTGGGTAAACCCGTTGATTTTGATTTTTAACATCACCTTGAATAAAGACACCTCTCATAAAGAGATTCTTTGTTCCATTGTCATCAACGGATTCTACTTGTATATTAGCTTGATCAAAACTTAATTTTTCTACTAATGTTACGCCCATTTATTTTTTCCTTACGAACCATCTATTGGTGATTTTTTATTACTTGCTTCTTCACTGTTTTTTGGATCGGCTACGTTTGATTGTGCTTTTCCGGCTTTTCCGCCTGGTACATTTACGTTCCCTGCGTTATCTTCTTTAACAGCATTGTCACCATGATCGCCTTCGGAGCCATCATTAACTTTAACAACGTTTCCGCCCATATCATTTTTACCTGCTACAGGGGATTTACTACCTACTGCTCCGGTAGATCCACCAGCGGCTGCAAAACCTGTTTCGCTCATATTTGGATCTGGAACATTTACTGCACCTTCACCAACTTGTTCGTAATCAAGTTCTTCTTCTACTGGCTCTTCATCGTTGCCACCCATCATTAATGCATCTTCTTCTTCTGCATCAACCATGTCGCTCATGTCATCAACTGGTGCGTCACCCATTTCATCATCCATAGGCTCTTCATCACCCATCAATTGAGCAAATTCAGCTTTAAGTTCGTCTAAAGCATCTTCAACATTCATAAAAGCATCTTCTACAGGATCTTCGCCTGCTTCATCACCCATTTCATCATCCATAGGTAATTCGTCAGCCATTGGATCTTCTTCGGCTACTTCTTCTTGGTCAATTTGTTCGCTGTCGGTTTCGACTTCGTCTGCAAATTGATCTTGAATGTCTGCTTCGTCTACTTGTTCTTTGTCTTCTTTATCGTCGTCGGATTTTGCTTCCTCGACTTCTTCTTCTGTTGCTTCCTCAAGATCTTCGTCTTCGGTTGCAATCTCTTCGTAAATGCCTCGAGCCTTTTCCACAAATACATCATGAAGGAGGTCGCTGGCCTTTTCATTTTCCTCGTTTATGATAAATTCGAGGACCTTTTCAAGTTTTTCTCTCGTGGTCATATTTTACTCCTAAAGAAAGCGTTCTTTGAAACTATAGTATTTACAATTTGAGGTGAAAATGTATTAGAAAGAGGTCTAAAAATTGCCTTTTTTGGAAAAAAATTACATAGTTGGAGGCGGTGCTGGTGGAATTCCGTAAATTTCTTTAAAAAATTTGTATCTTTTATCAAGATCTAGCTTTTTTAACTTACGCATTTTCTTTAATTTATTTAAATGTGTAAGAGTTAATCGAGGACGTCTACTATCATCATATTCATATTTTGATTGATCTTCTATTACTTCGTATTGTGTGCCCACATTATCTGAATGAGGTGCTTCTGATAACTGTCTAAATTCTTTCATCATATCTACATAGTTTTTCATTGTACTGCTCCTGGGGCTCCTGGTAGTTCATTTCCAGTAATTGGAGAGGCCGCTCCATCTGCACCTGCTACTCCTCCGGGACCTGGTGCCATTGGATCTTCTCCTGGCAGAGGTTCGGGTTCCATAGGTTGCATCATATTTGGATCCATAGGTTGAACACCTACTGCTCCTAATCCACTCATATCACTTTCAGGATCTAATTGTGTATCCTGTTCACCATTTTCTTGTCTCCACATTTGTTCATTTTCTACAATTTCATCTTCTGTAAGTCCTAGGTATTTTTTTAATGCAAAACGTTTAGACATAAATGGTGCTTCAGCAAGTCCACTGAATACTGCTGATCTTGCTTGGTCAACTTCTACTTCTCTATATTGACTAAAGCTCTGTGGATCTGTAAATCTAAGTTCAAACGTACCTGAATCAATATTAATACCTTTCCACTTTAAAAAGAGTTTAAATTCTTTATCAAATGTAGGTCCTAATAATGCTTGTATACGTTGACAATATTTTGTAAATCTATACTCTTGAATAAATGCAGTTCCTACTCGTCCGTCTACATAACTTGAGGTTCCATCATCTGGACCAGTAGGGAGGTAAGAGCTAGGCACTCTTAACGCTCTTAAAATTTTATTAGTAAAATACCTTAAATCATCTATCTGTCCTAAGTTCTCACCTCCCGGTAACACTTCAACTTTAGATCCTCTTCCTTCTGCCGTTTGTGCAAAAAAGTAATCTTCCATTATCGAAAGAGGATTGTAACTAGCATCCATAATCGTAGTTCCGCCTCCAGTCTTATTAGGTATTCTACGTTGGTGGATTTCATTTTTCACACGTTCTACAAATCCCATTGCTTTATGTGATGGCATGTTTCCCACATCTATGTAAAATACTCTACGCTCTGGAGCTCGCTGTACTCGATAAATTATGATAGAATCTTCTAATAATTCTTTTTGTTTGTACGTTTTAAACACCGGATCAAGAATGCTCTGACCAAAAGGCCAATTAATATCCATGCCTTCTGTCATTCCTAAATGTACTATATGATTTGCATCAACCCCGTATTCTTCTTGTTCTCCGCCACCATAGCCACTTTGACTATGACCACTGCCTGTACCATATGCACCTCTATCTATAATACCACCTCGTTGCATAGCGGTAACTGATGCAAATTGATCACTATGTGGAATAATATTTGATGCTGTTTTTTCTTGTAAATTTAATGCTAAATTACGAATAATGTATTGTTCAGGTTCTTTACCTTTTGCTTCATTAATAATAACTTTTGTAACATCCATTGGATTACACCAATTCCATTCGTATGTTTCTGGGTCTCGAATAAAAAATTGATCTCCGTATTTGCATGTATTTCTAAATATTCTCCAAATACGTTTATCCCAATCGTTTAAATTATTCCATTGTTCTAATGCTTTTTCTAATAATGCAACTTCTGTTTCAGTTGAATCTTCTTTCCATTCAACTTCAAAAGGTATATTTGTTTTATCTGCAAATTGTGTTGAAAATTCTGCAATAGTATCCAAGGCCGCATTAACCTCGGAATCGATATCCATTTGGTCATACTGAACATAACGTTCAATTCTATTAGGTTGTCCTGTATAAACTTCAGGTAACCAAGAACCAAATTTACTTGCACTTGTATGTGATTGTCCTACTTTTTTAGTATTACCGAATTGGTATACTGTAAAATGTTTTTTCCAGCTCATATATTATCCTATAGTAATATTTATATTATATGCTCTTATATGTGTTTTGTCAACCATTTAATTATTATGGGGGGTGAACTCCACTCGGGGTGTTTTGATTATTCTTTTTTGTATCTATAGCAGTTGATGATGTTGCTCCCGCTGTTACTGATACATCACCGCCCATATCTTCTAATAATTTTCTTATTGCTTCTAATTTTAAATAAGTAGGATCAGTTTGGGCCTGTTGCATTTTTGCATCACGTTGATATCTAGTTTTTATTTCCTCAGAAGACATAGATGTTTCTGCTTTTGTTCGTTTTGACATGTCGCCCACGTAACTTGAATATTGACTTTGGTCAACCTTAGTCATTTCATCACCAAGTTCCCATCCTACATAGGCTCCTGTCATTCCTGCAATTCCCATTAGTATTGGGTTTGCTGTAAACATTCCCATTAAAGTACCCATTGCCGCACCACCAAGGGCACCTCCTCCACCTTTTGCTAAAGTATTTTTAACAATTTGTTGTATTCTTTCCTCAGATTTTGCCTCTAATTCTTTATATTTTGCACTCTTTGTATCCATACCTTCAGTTCTAGAAGCAAATCCTTCTTTTTCAGCACTATACTCTTGATATCCTCCATAAGCGGCCATTGCTAATGTAAATAATCCTCCAACAGTTCCGGCTCCTGGCTTGCCACCACCTCTAATTGATTTTATACCTTTAGCAGTTGGTGTAGGCTTACCATTTTTCATTTCATATTCAACACCATTTAAATTAAATTTTCCATCTTTTATAGCAGTTTTTCCCCCTGCTTTATCAACCCAATTGCCGCCTTGTACTGAACCACCTGCTACATTCTGGGCCGCTAACTCTGTGGCAAGTCTTCCTTGTCCTGCTCCGGACAACATTCCTCCAGGAATTGCTTTTGCACCACCAACGCCGAGAGCACCTAATAATCCCATTGATGAACCCATAGTTCCTAACAAAAATTGCCAAGGATTATCTGCAATCATTTGTCCAACTTGTTGTGCCGCTTGTAATGTTTCGCCTTTAGCAAATAAGCCAACAGCATCTGAAAATTGACCTACCGATGTAATTGCTTTTTGTAATTGTCCTGAAAGTGCTCCTTCATTTCCTACTAAAGCATCTGTTACACTTACTAATCCTGCTTGAAGATTGGTTGTTATTTCAACCATTGCTTCATTTGCTTTTAATATTGTTTCCCCTGCTTTATGTTGTGCTACCTTTTGTACTATATCTGCCGACCATTGAGCTCGAGATTCTTTTGAAGTATCTCTACTATACATAATCATATTAGCGGCTATATTTAATGATTCTTTTTGTTTTGCTAATAGTGCAAAATTTTGGGTATCATATGCATCTACAGATTCTTTTAATTTATCATCAAATAGTTTAAATGTTGCAGGATCAATTGCTTCACCTGATCTTGCCATTTGATCTAAAACAGCACCTGCTGGACCTAACATGGCCATAAACTCTGCACCTTCAGCAGTTGCTTCTAATCCTCTGCCTTGTGTTTGGGCTTGTATCCACGCATCAATCATTGCATCTGCATTATCTCCGTATCGAGATTTCATTTCATTTGTAATTAATTCTAAATTCTTTTCAAATGTTTCTGCGGCGGCATCTTCACCTTTCATTCTAAGCATCATAGAATATGTAGCTGAATCGGTTCTATTTTTATTTTCTAATTGGGCTTTCATTAAATCTTTACGATTTCTACCTGTATCGGCGGCATACGCAGATACTTCCATCGCTAAAGATTCAAAATTCCTTGTTAAATTGTTTACTGAAACGTCTGCATTTATTCCTCGTTTTCTATCAGATTCTAAATATTCAGCTAGGTACGAATCAACTTCTGTTACAGTAAATCCATAATTACCAAACGCCTCCATACTTTTTCTAACACTATGAGACAATTGGGCAAATGCTACAATACCTTGCTTAACTCCATCCTTCTCAAAATTTTCCATGCCTTGTATTGCAAGACCTGTAGCATCATTTAAATAATCCAATGTTACTGCATGTGTTCCTGAAATTCGTTCTATTTCACTTAATGGCACATTAAAACCTGCTACTGCTTTTGTTGTTTTAAGAATTGAAGTACCTAAACCAAATCCAACATCTGTTAATCTACGTTGAGAATCTGCAAATTCTCCTACAACTTTTGTTGCTAATGCTATACCTTGTCCCCAATTACCAGGCATCATACTTAATACATCACTAATGCCTTTACCTCCTACCATAGAGGCCGCACTTCTTAAAATTTGTGATGTTTGAACAGGTAAAAGTCTAGTAGACTTTGCAAACCCTTTTTCTAAATCTCTATGTTGCTTTTTCATATGTTGCAACGTTTGAAGACTAGTTTTATTTGCGGCTTGTTGAGCTCTCTTTAATGCTCCGGTATCTGAACTTGTGTCTCGTTGTTCTGCTAAACTTGCTCGTAAAATTCCTGCTTCTCGACTTATGCCTCCTTCTATGTCACTTAATGCATTTAATCGTTCAGATTCTTGACTAGAAAGAACAGATAATATTTGATTTAATGTATAATCTGTTGCAAATTCAGGAACTTCAACGGATCCTATACCTGGAATTGAAATTGAGGCCATAAATTTTACCTATAAATAGAGTTATATATATTTATTAAGGAGGAAAATGCCAGAAGATGCAAATGTTATATTAAACGAATTTTATGACATTAACGAATCAAAAAAACAAGTAGAACAATTTATAGAAAAACACAAAGACAATCCAGAAGCAGACCCTGTTATAAAAATAGCAAATCAAGCATTAGATAATTTTTCAACTATTCCTAAACAGGCTAAAAAAGAAGAACAACCTGTTGAAACTAAAAAACATAATATACGGCATACAGTATTAGAAACTACTTCTTCTAATCCATTAATGCAATATCATAGACCTCCGGGTGTTTATGTTGTATTACCAAGTAAAGGTAATTTTTATACAAAGAAACCGTTATTATCAAGTTTAGATGAAGTACTTGTACGACCTATGACTGCTAAAGATGAATTATTATTTAAATCACCTGATATTTTAATGAATGGTGAATCTTTAATCGAAGTAGTTAAATCATGTGTACCAGGCATTGAAGATCCTAACGAAATACCTGGACCTGATTTTAGTGTATTGATGTTAGCAATAAGATTAGCAACATATGGTAAAGACTTCCCTTATACCGGAGGATGTCCTGATTGTGCTACTGCAACAGAATTTAGTGTAGACATTGAATTTTTATTAGATACCCAAATTACTTTTCTTGAAAGAGAATATAAAGCAAGTATAGATGAATTAACTGTATATGTTAAACCATATGATCTTCGTTGTCAAATTCAATCTGCTTTGGCTACTTTTGAACAGCAAGCAATTACTAATAATATTTTAGTTGATACTGAAACAACAGATGCTGACAAACAAGTTGAGCTAGGTAAATCGTTAAGGAAGATAACAGAAATAACATATGAATTAATATTGCGATCAATTATAAAAATAGACACTCCTCAAGAAAGTATTGAGGATAAACAATTGATTGCTGAATGGTTACATGATGTTGGTAAAAACACATTTGAAAAAATATCATCAGAAGTTCTAAAGGTAACAGAAGCTGGTTTTAAAAGTAGTGTTGATTTTAGTTGTAAAGATTGTGCCAAAGTAAATTCGATTCCTGTTATTTTTGATCCAACAGTTTTTTTCGGCTAAGGCTCTTACAAACGTCTCCGGAGGAAATGCCGGAGCTTTTTAAGAACATGAAAGAGGATGTAAGGGCCTTTCAGAAACATATAATTGAATTGGTAGTATATTCAGAAGTTATTTCGTATAATGATGCTTGGAATTTAACTCAAACAGAACGAGAATTATTTTTTGAGATTATTAAAGAAAAGTTAGATGCTAAATCAGGAAAGAAGAAAACCGAAATGCTTTAAAAACCGAAAGTTTCTAATTGTTTAATACTATTACTTGCTGAAGTATGATGTATTCCTTTACCACCTGCTTTATTCCATTCATTAATATTTTGCGGATGATCATCAATTAATATATTAGGCCGCCCATCGTGAGATTTAGCAAAATGTTTTTTGTCAGGCCGTTTTACTGCATATACTCTATCTTTACTAATACCTAAGTTTCTTTCACACCACATTGCTTTTTGTATTCCTGCTGGAGGATCCCATATTAACCTAACAGCAGGAATAGCGGTTAATATGTAAGGTTGGAAAGTTGATATAAAATTCCATAATTGATTTTTATCAGGCATAGGAGGCAATTCAGCCCAAAACATTTTATCTTCTGCTAATTGATCCCATAGTTCATGTTTTCCTGAAACGTATCCGTAACGTTTAGCAAAATCATAACCTAATATTTTAGTTGCCCCTTTAATTAAATCTACTAAAACTCCATCCATGTCGCAGTATATTTGAGGATAGTCAACATCAGTTAATTTCATTTACCTTCCTTTAATGATGAGCTAAAGCTCATCACGATATTTCATTACTTCGTAATTCATATCGAACTTCTATTATTACTATTTAACTATTTCCTGAGAGTCAAGTCACACTTAGCCTGTTTACGGCTAAGTTAACTATTTCCTTCGGACATAGCACATTCTAATAGAACAACCATATAGGTTAAGGCGGTTGGGCGGTACCTTTTTATGTTCTGCTTATCCAACGCAGGTTTATATAAAGCAATTAGATCTACCTTATATACCTTGCAGGTTCCAAATTGTCAGGAGAGCCTGCTCGTTTTTTTTACAGTTTTTGCCAACGGAGATCTAAACGAGCGTACTCGTTCTCAACCGGTCTTACGACAATTGAGGCTATAGTACCCCTTCAACTGAGAGGTATTTAATTGAGCCATTGTTTTGTTCCATAAAGTCTTTGTAGCCTGTAAAAATCCAGCCTTTGTAGTTTATGTGTCTATATGTGTAGAATGAAGAATTAAGTAAGTGTTCTTGGAAGCCTATGTATTTGCCTTTGCGGTTAAATTTTAGTATTAATAAGTTTAAATCTTTTTCTTCTGCTACTTCTAGTATTTGTTCTATCCATTCATCTAATAACCTAATATCACCTTGACATAAAAATTGGTGAAAAGGGAAATCAGCATATGATTTGCATTCAACGTTAAAATATTTCCAGTCGTCGGGTGGTATTATGTCTCCTCTGAAGGATTGTATTTGACCCTCGGATAAAAAATCTTTTCTTACGACATTAGAGCCGCCAACATAAGCACCCGACGATGGAGTCCTTATAAAGCTCTCATTATATAAATCCGATAGTTCTTTTGCTATTTCTCTTTCAAATGAACTGCCTTTTGTTTTACTTTTACTTGGCATTAAGTATTTTTAGTAATTTCCAAGGTGTAAAACATACAGTTCCTAAACTGAAATAATCTGCACCTTTACTTTTATAATAATTTACAATATCAATATGATTAATTCCTCCTCCTGCGATAATCTTCACTGAGGGAAACTGTGTCTTTATGTAATCTATGTGTTTGATCGTATAACTTATCAATTCCTTTCCGCTCAATCCTCCGCCAGTAATAGGGAGGGTGTTGGAGCAGTGGATCTGACCAAACCCAATGTCTAATAATCGTTTGATTTCGTCCTTTGTAGATAGGGGCGATATTTTGGCTATACACCATTCTCGTTTATTATCCCAAAATGCATTATAAAACTTAGTAAGGGCTTTATAATCTATTTCTACTTTATCGATATTTGGACAACTTAAATTTAATTCTAAGTTTACATGATCAGGTATTTTTTTTGCAAAGTCTACCCAATCAATTGGTAGTATTGCGGCAATGCTTATAACTTCTTTGCCGTTGTTTCTGTATTTATTAAGTCCGTATCTAATCCCTGGATTACAGAGTCCTAATTCGTTTTTCCAACCTTTTTTATTAAAATCATATCTAAGAGTTTTAATTAGTTGTTTAATTAATCCTGGTCTAGGTAATATTGTATATGTGCCTTTTACTCTAATTGCATTTTCGTGTTTAATATAATTGCCAAATGGTGTCGCTATAAAAAATTTATTCTTTTTCTGTGTTAAGTCTGTCTTTGTTTTTTGCATAAAAATCGTGCGCCTCCGAATCATCTAGACAATGCCTTGTTTCACCATTCTTAAAAAAATATAAAAACCCCATATCTAGCGGTGCCAATCCTGCTCCTCCTCTAGATTGCTGGGTTATTTCTAATATAGATTTTTTATCTACCCATGGTGTATTAGACATGTTCTAATATCTCCTTATCACAACTAAATGATGTAAATCCATCCTCTTTAATTACGTTTAGTATGTCGTTTACTCGCCCTACGAGTTCGTCCTTATGTGATATTAAAAAAACATTTTTGTTTCTTTCTCGTGTGATTCTTTTAAGCTCAGCCAAAGCAGACTCGACGCCGGTTGTATCCATACCTGAATCAATTAATTCATCAATGAATAACAAATTTATAGGTGTGTTCATAGATTCAAATATATCTCTAAATGAGAAACTTAAACCTAATATAAGTCTGTTTCGCTCTCCTCTTGACAAGTTATCAAAATCTAAATCCCTACCATGTTCTGTAATTTCTACACTCATATCGTTTAGAAACCTAACATAATGTGGTAATCCTAGTTTTTGTAAGTAGTATTTAAGTCTTGTATTTAAATATGCTAAGTTTTGGTCTATAATCTTCTTTCTTATGAAAGAATCCTTGTTTGTCAGAAGCTTTAATAAAAATTCTTGGTGTTCTTTTAAACTATTTAAGTCGTTAATTTTATGCCAATTTATTTCTTGTAGTCCTTTATTTTTTAATGTTTCAATTTGATCTACATATTGATTTGTTTCTATTAATTTATTTTCTAATTGATTTGATAATGTATCTAATGTTGTTTTATGATTATACGCATCACTTATTCTGTCATAATGAGTTATAGGTTGTTTTCCTAGTTCTCCTAACTCTTCTCTTTCTTTTTTATATTCTGAAATTTCTTCTGTATAAGTTTTTAATTTATCTTCTTTTGTTTTTAATAATTTTTTATGTAAATCATCATCTAATGGTTTTCCGCATACATAACAATTATCATCTTTTATACTTGATAGATCCTGGTTTAACTTGGAAATTTTGGTGTCTAATTGTGCAGTATTCGCGTCTAGTTGCGACGTTTTTCTTTGAAGCTCACTATATACTTCAAGGTCTTTATGAGCTTGTAATTCTGTTTCTATGTCTACGTTGGCTAATTCTAGCAACTTAGTCTTTAATTCTTCTATGCTTTCGTTATATTTTTTATCCCATAAATCACTACGCCGTTGCAAGTCTTTTATTGAGCTTTCTATTTGTTCATTTGCTTGTTGTATACCACCTATTCTATATTCTTCTTCTTTGTGATTTTCTTTTGTTTCTCGAACTAATTCTTTTAATATTGTTGCTTTTTCTGATAGCATAGTAATACCTAACAATTCTTCTATTAGGTTACGCTGATCATTTTGACGCATAGCAAGAAATGGTTCTGTGTATGTATTAAGTGCCATAACATGTTTAAACATATTATGTGTCATACCTAAAATCTTATCTATTTGTCTTTGGGTTAATTTGCTTTCACCTTGTCCTTCATCTGTTGCATCAATTTGTTCAGCATCATTTACATAAAATTTTAGTATACCTGGTTTACGTCCTCGTTCAATTCTATAATTAGTACGATTACATGAAAATTCGATTGTAACAAGCATATGCTTGCCGTTTGTTTTATTAATTAAATTATCACGTTTAATATTAGTCAGTGGTAGGCCAAATAAACCATAAGATAACGCATTTACAAGAGTTGTTTTTCCTGTACCATTGCGGGATCCGTCACCTCCTAAATCTAAATTGTTTCCAAGAACCAAAGTTAAACCGGTGTCGTTTAAAAGAACTCCTTGTGTCACATTACCAACACTCATGAAATTCTTGATGGTAATTTCCTTGATAGTAAGCATAACTTATTATTATACAGTCAGATTGTTATAGATGTCAACCAATTTATTGTTATTAATATGGGTTGATTTAATAGTAGAAAGTTCATTTAATACTATTTGATCTACAGATTCAAATTTTGGAACCTCGCCGTCGGACCAATCTATTTCGTGTTCGTCCTCTCTTTCTGGTAATAATACTATTTCTCGTAGATCATATTCATCAGTAAACACTTGTTTAATATGAGTTGCTTCTTCATATGAAATGTCTACGTCTAATGTTACTCTTATATATGTTTTTGGTTTTAAATATTTTTCAGGTTTATCAATTAATTTACTAAGGTTAATTGTTTTAAATGATGGTGCATTTGGCCATGCAGTATATTGAGGTTCTTTGCCCCATTCTAATGTCATCATTCCTCTATCATCAGTCCATGTATCTGAATAATTATGGGGAAATGTGTTACCTATATATATTACATTTTTTTGTTGTTGCCTATGATGAAAGTGACCGCTAAAAACATATTCTTGATTTTTAAAATGTTGTTGTCCTAATCCTCCATTTTCTGGCATTGCTACAAGTTGATTCATTTGAAATCCGCCTAATTCAAAATGACCAAATATATACTTAGATTTTATCTTAGGCATTTCCTTCCATTCGTCTTGTACTAACCACGGAACAATACTAACATCACCTTCTGTAAAAATACTATCTATGATGTGTATATTATCATATAAGCCACCAAATGATACACTATTAATTTCACGTTTATCTCTGTAAAATAGATCATGGTTGCCCATTATAACAAATACATTTGTAAATGCTTTAGATAAAAACTCTAAATTCGACATTGTATAATTTAAAGTGCTAACATTAATGGATGCTCTATGATGATGCCAGTCACCTAAAAATATACAAGTTTCACATTTTGCTTTTTTGGCTTGTTTAATAAACCATTTAACAAATTCTTCGCAATCTGTATTATGTAATCTACTATTGTTTCTTAAGCCAAAATGTATGTCTGTAAAACACGCAACTTTTTTAAACAGTTTCATTTCCGTCCTTTTTTATAGTTAGTATAGTATTAAATGATACCATAAGTCGTTCGCCTTCTCCTTTAAAAGGATATACTGAATGTTTAATCCAAGCCGGCCAAATAAAAACATCTCCTGCTTTTGGTTGAACCCCCCAACTTGCATTAAACATGCTAGCCGAATTTCCATTTACTATCCAATTCATATTACCTTGAGGCCAAGGGTTATCAGGTACATCTAAATAAATTGCTCCGCTGAGAAGAACGCCACCATGATTATGTTCATGTAAAATATGAAAATCTCCTGATTTTAAACAAACAAACCAACAATCTTTAATTTCAACTTCCATTGATTCGACATTATGCTCTATGGATGCAAAATAATCATCTTCAACTTCTCTCATTCCTATGTCGTCAATACTTGCCATAGCAGATTGTAAACCGTAATTATAAACAGATACCGAAATAACTTCTTTAAAAATATTATCATAATATTTTTCTTGAAATTCGTGATCTAAAGTTAACATTTCACCGTCAGTAATAGAATTAGCTTGATTTTCTATAGCCCTAGACCCTTGGACAATTTGGCCTTCAGATTTTATTTTTTCTATAACTTCTCGATTACCTCTATAATCATTTACACAATCTAAACATTTTTTTAGAATATCAGGTTGTAATGTATAATGTAATAAATTAGGTCCAAATGGATTAAAAAATTTTACATTTGTTCCTAATTCATTAGGAAAAGTTGATACGTTTTGTACTAACATTTTTTACCTTTCTTCATACAATTTTTTCACCTCTTTGGGTTAATAAAACAGAATTAAAAGAAATCATAATTCGTTCTTTATCACTCTTAAATGGGTATACTGTATGTAATAACCATGCTGGCCACATAATAACATCGCCCGATTTAGGACTAAGTTGCCATGTTCCATTATACATAGTGTTTCCTTCGCCAGGAGGAATCCAATTCATATTACCTTGAGGCCAAGGGGTATCAGGTACATCTAAATAAATTGCTCCGCTCATAGTTGCTCCGGATGACCCATGTTCGTGTAATATATGAAAATCTCCAGCCTTCATTTTAACATACCAAAGACCTTGTATTTCGGCTACATATTCATTCTCTTCTTTTTTTAGTGCTTCAATGGCGTCAGGATCATCTCTTAATGCAAGATCATCTTTAACATGAGAAGTAACAATTTGACCATATGTTAATGTTAAATTTGTAATTACATCTACAAGAATTTGTTTATCATTTTCTTCTAAAAATTCTGTACGTATAGGATACATTTCTCCATCGACTATACTATTTTTTTGATTTTCTTTTCCTCTGGTACCGTGAATAACCATTTGTTCAGATGCATCCAACTTATCTTTCATATCTTGTTGGCTACTAAGTTTATTAACTATTTCTAACAGTTCTGCTATATGTTGATCATTAAATGACATATAAAACATGTTGGGTCCAAAAGGATTGAATAACCTAACATTTGTTGCAATCTCTTCATTAAAATTAATTTTACTATGAAGCATTATGTTCTACCAGTTCCCTTCGTTTTACTTCCCGTTCTACTCGCTCTATTCGTTTTTTTTCTTGCAATTTTGCTTCTCGTCGATCGGTACGGGTTTCCTCTCCTAGCTCTAACCGCTCTTTTCGTTCTATTTGTTGCTCTATTCGTTCTGTTTCGTGATCTCCATCTCGAGTCCTTCTTTCTGCTTCTGTTTTTTCTGCTATTGCAAGGTGATGGGCCATTTGTCGTGTATAACTAGGACTATGCCCTGCTTTTTCTAACAAATCATCGCGAATATTTTGACTACGTTTTTCTACATTTAATACTCGAGTAAAAGAATTTGTAATTGCGGCCGTATAATATGCAAAAGGGTTTTGAGATTTACTTTCATCAAATTGTAATGAAATTTGTGATAATTGTAATAATGCTTGTGACCGCATTTCATCTACATAAGTGTATCCTCGCCAATTAGATCGTGTAGCATATCGTTCGGTAAGTTTCATACACATATTAGCAAGTTCATCTGTCATGTAACCATGGTCAACACAAAACTTACCTGTAGAAATAGTACCCTTCCAATGTGATCTTGCGACTTCTTTATATCTGTTTTTATTTGGATTCCAAACAAGATGTTTCCAAGGAGGAAAATTTACTTTAGCATGATGATCTGCTATTGTTTTTGGTTTATTTTTTCGTCCTGGCTCTAATGGAATATGCGAAAAATCGTATACTCTATATACTATATCATTAGGATCAATTTCTACTTCGACATTCTTGTCAATTTCTAATCGTTTTTTTCGATTAGTAATTGCTTCTTCTTTATGTTCTTTGGTTAATTCATCTATATCAATACAATTTACATGTTCTGCTACTATTAAATCGTAATCTTTAAATTTATCATGTGTATATGCACTATATGTTTGTTTTGATAAATGTATCTGTTTTAAAATATCTTTATTATTTAGGTAATTTCGTTTTGCTGCCATGTGTCTCCGTGATTATTTACTGCTATTATTATACAGTATTATGCATCTAAAGTCAAGAATTTTTGACGATAAATATTAATATGAGAATTCTTGAACTTTTTGAAGCAGTTGCTAAAACGCCGGTTGTATTTTATGGAGGTAGGTTTCAGCCTATGCATAAAGGACATTATGGTGTATACAAACATTTAAGTGAAAAGTTTGGTGCCAATAATGTATTTATCGCCACTATGTTTGGGAAGAAACAACAACAAGCCCATACAGCAGGTGATTATACAACAGACCCATTTACTTTTCAAGAGAAGGCAGATATTATATCTACAATGTATAAAATACCCAAAGATCATATTGTAGAAACAATGCCATATAGACCTGACCTAACTAAAGTCGGTAGAGATCCTGCAACAAATTATGTTGTACTAGCATTAGGTGATAAAGAAACCGCTAGATTAAAAGTAGGAAATGTTATACAAGAATACAACAAAAATATATTACCAGAACCTTCTGTAGATCCAGAAACTGGACAAGAACGTGCATACAAATATATTGTTCCTTCTCAAGCAGGAGGAATAAATGCATCATCTTTTAGAGCCGATATAACAAAAGAAGATGATCAATTACAAATGCAAGAATTGTTTAATGAATATTTTGGTAATATACAAACAGATCATAATGCTAGAGATAGAATATTTGGAACAGTAATGCGAGGAATTAGAAGATGAAAGATATACGAGCAAGATTATCTTTGCCACGAAATAGTGATATATTAAAAACCGAAAGTGGAAAAGTAAATCCTATTTTATTACCACTTAAAAAATTTAATGGGATAATTTGGCCGTATACACCAACTATTAATATATCCCATCAAGCAGAGTATGGCGAATATGACATTACCCATTCTAATTATCCTGTCCAATATTTTTCCAAAAGTCGACCTCCTGCTTTACAGGTGTCAGGACCGTTAACTGCAAATTCGGCGGCTGAAGGAAATTATATGTTAGCAGTTTTACATTTTTTACGTGTAGTTACTAAAATGCATTTTGGAATGAATGATCCTAAACGAGGTACGCCGCCGCCTGTATTAAAATTTAGTGCATATGGAGATTTAATGTTTAGTAATGTTCCGGTCTTGGTTCGTTCTTTTGCGTATGATTTAGGACAAGAAATAGATTATATAGATGTTGATACAGAATCAGCAGAAGCTGGATTCTCAGATGGATTTAGTTCAAAGGTACCTACTATGATGAACTTAGTAATTGATTTAGTAATTCAACAGACTCCAAGTAAACTTAGAACAACATTTACTATGAATGATTTTAAATCAGGTAAACTAGTTAAGGATGGATTTATTTAATGGCAACTTCATATAAGCCCAATAGTATATACGCATTAACCCCAATGGATTCGGGTAAATTAGGAATTTGGGAGACACCAGAAATTGTAATTACTGGAAACGAAATAACTATGATAATTTCACGGCATTATAGAAATCGACCAGATCTTTTAAGTAATGAATTATATGGAACACCCCACTTGTGGTGGGTTTTTAAAATGATAAATCCAGATAAATTAAATGATCCTATTTGGGATTTTATCGAAGGACTAGAAATATTAACACCTAGTCCATCAGAAGTAAGTGCTTATTTAAGTTAATAAAAGGCAATAAATTATGGATCCGTTACTCAATGAACAATACTCACAGGTAAGCAAAGAAAAGTCTGGGTATACACCAAAAGATGCTATAAAATATTCTCCTAGAGGATTTATAGGTAATGCCTTGAGTTCAATGCCTACTGCTACATATTACACTAGATTGAGTGTTTGTCATCCAACTATTGTGCATAATTTATCAATGAACAATAAGAAAAAAATAATAATTGCAGAAACTGCAACCACGGCTATATTTGCAATTACAGATTTAGAAATATTTCATGTTGTTAGTTGGAATGAACAAACTAGATCAGCTCAAGGAATAGGAGCAAATATAACAATAGTCGAAACACACGGCGCGGCTCTTTTAGATTATATTAATAAAGCATGTAAAGATTTAGGTATTAAAACACCTAAAGAAGCAACTTATCTATTAGAAATAATGTTTAATAATGGTAATGCAGACAATGTAGAGCCAGGGCAATCTGAATATTATTTTGTTTATCCACTTATATTTGAAAATATGAATATATCAATTACAGAAAAAGGTGGTCAATATAGAATTAATGCAACAGAACCTGGTGTATCTGCATATGCAGGACAAACAGGACCTACAATAAAAAATGTATCAACTATTGGCGCATCTACTTTAGGTGAATGGGTTAAAGGATTTAAAAAATTTTTAAATAAATGTGCTCAAGATGAAGTTGATGCAGAAGCACATTTTATTAGAGATTCATATGGTATTATTATAGATGATGCATGGAAAAATTATAAATTTTCTAATACAAAATCTAAAGAAAACGACCAAGGAACACGAGCATTTGACAATAATTCTAAATTAATGATTCAAATAGCAAAAGGGTCACGTATTCCTGATATATTAAATTCTGTAATGGGAGCAACAGAAGAATTTCAACGAATTAAAACTACTGAGGGCGGATTTATACATCAAGGGGGTGTAGATGCCGATGCAACAGATGCTAAAAGTATTCCAGAAACTTTTCGTTTAGTTTGCGATATGAGATTTGGAGATTATGATATAAAACGAAAAAGATATTCAAGAAAATATTTATATTCATTTCAATCATATAAAGATCCATCAGTATCTACTGGAGACCTTGCAACTCAATTTAATGATAAAAATGTAATGAAAGAACGAGTAACTAAATTATTGCAAGAACAATTACTTACTAAACGATATGATTATAATTTTACAGGATTAAACACAGAAGTACTAAATTTTGATATAAACTTAGATCTTACATATTTTAGAACCATTCCTATTAGAAAAGGACACCAAGGTCAACGAACTGGCGTACAAGGATCAATAAAACAACCAGTAGGAGCTACTGCTAAAGGAGCTGAATCAAAGAAAAATAGAAAGAAAAACGATATACCTCCAGAAATGAGAAAATATTTTGGTAAAACATATGGTCCTTTAAGCGATCAAGGATTAGTATATGGAGCAAATCCTGAGGATGCAGAAGAATTAGAAAAAGCCCAAGCGGCTCTTGCTAGTGAAACTGGAACAAATATTAGAAAAGGTAGTGGACTGTATATTGAATCATATACATTACCATCCACCCAGGAAAATGTTTCATTTCTTACAATTTCATCAGATACTGTTGATAGCGGTAATGCTTTACAACAAAATGTAACACCTGATAGAAGCACTGGACGAATAAAATTAGGTAATCAGTATATGGAATTAACAGGCGGTTCAGAATTGGCTAAAATTGATATAGAAATTAAAGGAGATCCATATTGGTTAGGTATGTCAAATTTAACTAAACAATTTAGAGGAGCAAGTACAGGTATAGCAGATTTTGCAATGTACGAACAAGGTGCAAATATGTTTTGGTTAAATGTTCGGAGTCCTGTTGAACCGGATGAAAATACAGGAAAAATGGAATTTGTAGACAATACAACAATAAGCGGAATATTTAAAGTAACAAATGTTATATCTCGATTTGTTAATGGTGCCTTTACACAATCTTTATCAGCAATTAGAGATATTGGAACTAATTATGAATTGGCTCGCCCTACTTTATTAAGATTTACAAATGAAGACGAAGTAAAACAAGAAGCTCATACAGCTCAAGCCGCCGCCGATGCTACAACTGCTCAAAAAACTGGAGGAATATATTAATGGCAACATATAAAACACAATTTGGAGAAAAACCACCAGTAGGTAGTTACGCAGGTTTTGGTGAGAAGCCTGATAAGGATGGTAATTGGTCTTTTCCTAGTACAGATGATATTGGAACTAATATTGAGATAGCAAGATTGCATCCTAAATTACGAAAACTTGCGGCAAATTTTGTTATTAATGCTAAGGCACATGGGCAAATTTATATTATAAAAATTGTAACAGGTGTTCGACCCCGTATTAAGCATAAAGAATTACGTAAAAAAGATACACTTAAACATGGTTATAAAGATAGTCAGCATTTAACAGGTACTGCATTTAGAATAGAAGTTGTTAGTATTAATAGTGTAAACAAAACAAAATATTTACATGAAGCCGATGGATCCATAACAACCTCAAATCAAGATCATTGGAAAGAAATAGGTCAACTTGCAGAAGCCCAAGGTTTTCATTGGGGCGGTAATAAAGGAAATAACTTATTTCAACAATACAATCATGCTGATTATGGTAATGGATGGAATAAAAATTATTTTGAGTTTAGAGATTGTGGAAGACGTAGGGGAGCAAAAAAATATTGGTCTAGAACAAGAGATGCAGATCAATGGTTTGAATTAGGATGTGTACCGGAATAAATTATGATACGAAATATTACAAAAGAATTTGCAAAATCAACTGAAGACGACGGAACTAGAGTAGAAATTAAATCTATGCCCTATATATATAGGGCCTTTATTAAGCGATCTTTAGATTCAGCCGCTATGGGTAGATTGCAAGTTTATATTCCTGAAATTGCTCATCCTACTAGAGAAGATACTTGGATAAGTGTTAGGTATTTGTCACCATTTGCCGGAGCATCTAATCCATATGACATAAAGCCAATGTCTACAGCATTTAAAGATACCCAAACTGCTTATGGTATGTGGATGGTTCCACCAACAATGGAAACAGAAGGTTTGGTAGGTTTTATTAATGGAGATATAAACGAAGGTGTTTGGTTAGGTTGTTTCTTTCAAGAAAATGTTAATTTTACTATACCAGGTATTCCGTCTGCTATGACATACGAAGGACCAGCACCAGGAGCGGAAAAAAACAAATACGATAAATTACCAACATTACGTCCCGCTCATAAGCCTATGGCTGAAGCCCTTAAAACACAAGGACTTCTTGCAATAGCTCAATATGATGCAATTAGAGGAACATGTACAAGTGGTGCTAGACGAGAAAGTCCTAGTAGGGTGTTTGGCATTTTAACCCCAGAACAACATCAATTTGTAATGGATGATGGTGATGATGCCGGAATTGATATGGGTATACGGTTACGAACTGCTGGTGGTGCTCAACTATTACTTAATGATGAAAAAGGTATAGTTTATATTATTAATAAACAAGGTACTGCTTGGGTAGAACTTACCAATGAAGGTAAAATGGATGT